GGCTCCGACACCGTCAACGGCGGCACCGTGGTGACGATCGCGTCGACCAACGGCGCCTACTACCTCTTCACCGACGGCGTCTCGAAGTGGGCCGCCGAGGCGATGGGGTCGTCGGCGACCGGCGTCACCGCCGTCACCGCCGGCGTCGGGCTTTCCGGCGGGACGATCACCAGCACCGGCACGCTGGCGGTCAACCTCTCGAACCTATCGAACTCGCTCGGCGGCGACCTGGCGCTCAACAACACCTCGCTGTACTTCGACGGCCCGAGCACAGCGCAGGGCACCGGCGGCACGTGGCTGGCCACCGGCAGCGTGACCGTGCTGGACACGGCGGCGATCGCGGCGTTCGCCTGCAAGCTGTGGGATGGCGCGACGGTCATCGCGTCCACCCAGATTCAGGGGCTTGGGGCCAACATCCCGGCTCAAATGGCGCTGTCCGGCGTCCTGGCCAACCCGGCCGGAAACATCCGAATGAGCTGCAAGGACCTTAGCGCCACCACTGGCGTCATGAAGTTCAACTCGTCCGGCAACGCCAAGGACAGCACGGTCACGACCGTGAGAATCCAGTGAGCCTGACCGACGACATCGCGGCCTTGGTTAATCAGGTCAACGCCCAGCAGGCGTCGATCGCCGCGCTGCAAGCGCAGGTCGCCGCGATCCCGTCCGGGGGTGGAGGATCGTCCGCCGGGCCGCTCGGTCCCGTGGTCTTTCCGCAGCAGTTCGACGCGCTCGCCGGCACCGCCGGGCACGACTCCACGGCGGCCATCGCCTCGGCCATCCCGGCTGTTCCTCCCGGCGGAAGTCTGTGGATACCTGGCACCGTGGGCGGTTACCTGGTCTCCAATGGTTTCACGCTCACGACGCCGATCAACGTCATCGGCGACGGCGACGCCACGTTCTTCACCGGCACGCTGCCGGCGAACACCGACCTGTTCCGAGTCGCGGTCCCAGCCGGCCAGACCCTGCGCAACTTCTCGTTCAAGCGGATGAAGTTCTTGGTCGCCAACGCGCGGAGCTGGATCAACGTCGACACCACGGCGGCGGCCAACACCTACCTGCAGGGCCTCGTCGTCGAGGACGTCTTCGCGCCTGTCAGCCCGCTCAACTACGCCTTCTGGGCGAACGGGCTGGCGACGGGCGCCGGACTCTCGCAGGCGGACTTCAACCGCAACAAGTTCACCGTGGACGGCTCCAGCCCGAACGCCTGCTACATGTTCGGCAACGTCGGCGACACCATTCGCATCAACGCGGGCATCCAGACCGGGACCGCCTACGGCATGTGGCTGGCGCAGGTGGGCGGCGCGGGCGGCTTCTCGTACATGGGCGGCAACTGCACGTCGCTGGGCGGCCTGGTCGTCCAGAGCGCCATCAAGCCGGTGTTCGGGGGCGCGTTCGAGATCGAGCTGTCGAACTTCGACATGCTCAAGTTGACGACGAACTCGGGGAAACTGTCGTCGGGCGCGGGCATCTACCTGCTGGGCTGCGACGGCGCTACGATCGGGCCGGGCCAGATTCAGGCGCTCGCGACCTGCTCGAACTTCAACGAGGCCGTCTATTGCGGAGCGACGGCCAACGTGAACGTCGACGACATGCGCCTGACTAGCGCGGTGGGTGGAATCGGCATAAACCGCAGCTCGCCCTCAGCAGCCAACGCCGGGACCAAGAACTCCTTCGCCGGGTTCGCGACCAACGTGGTATGATGGGGATGAGGGGGAATAGACGATGGAGCACCCGTTCGCCAAGCTGAAGCCCGAGTACACCCAGCTGCTCGCCGCGATGGAAGTGCGGCCGGAGTGCGCGGCGGAGGTCGAGAAGGTCGCGCTGAAGCTCCTGGGCTACAAGTCCCGCTACCAGGAGGTCTCGAACGCTGACGGCGTCCCCGTGGTGTTCATCGCGACCAGCTTCGAGCGCGAGTCCGGCAGCAACTTCACCAGGAACCCGGCGCAGGGCTGGCCGCTTACCAGCCGGTCCAAGGACATCCCCTACAACGGCCCGTTCCGCACGTGGTTCGACGCGGCGACCGCGGCCTACAAGCTCAACGGCCTGGACCGCGTCGGCGCGGCGAACTGGACGTGGGAGCTGTTCTGCTTCTACGGCGAGACCTTCAACGGCTTCGGCTATCGCGACTGGCACAAGATGCACTCGCCGTACCTGTGGGGCGGCACGAACATCCAGACCGCCGGCAAGTACACCGCGGACAATAAGTTCGACTCGACCGTGATGGACGCGCAGCTCGGCATCGTCCCGGTGGCGCGGCGCATGATCGAGCTGGACAAGTCGCTGGCGCTTCCGAGCGTGCCTTACGTCCCGGCGCCGCCGGTCGCCTCCGGCATCGGCACCGCGCCGGAGCACCCGGACGTGACGGTGGAGTGGGTGCAGAAGGCGCTCAAGGAGCTGGGCATTGACCTCTCCGTCGACGGCAGCTACGGGCGCGAGACCATGCGCGCGGTCGAGGGCTTCCAGTACTATTGGCGGCTCGACATCGACGGGCTGGCTGGCGCGCAGACCATCGCGGCGCTGAAGGAGGCGTTGTCGAACCTGAGGGGAACGCCGTCGTGACCCGGCAGGCGTTCCTCGAAGCGCTGCGCGGCCTGTCCGCCACGTCCAAGAGCTATCGGGGCGCGATCGACGCCTTCCTGCAGGGCGCGAGCCACCGCGAGACGATGCTTCTGGAGCTGCTTCAGGTGAAAATGGTTGAGGTCGAGATTCTCATTTCGAGGCTGGTGGTGAAATGAAGCCGTTCCGCGACATCGGCGCACCGAAGCAGGTTTGCCTCGACTGCGGCAAGCCGGTCCCGCCGCCGCAGCACTCGCTGCTGCCGCAGGCCGAGCGGTGCGTGGAATGCGGAAGGGAGCACCAGCGCCAAATCGAGGCTGTCTGGGAGGCATTCGCATGATCGACCGCGCGAAGATAACGGCCAAGGTCGAAGACGCGTGGCTGGACGAGCTGGGGGAGCGCCTGAAGATGTTCTACCGCAACGAGGTGACCGAGGATTCCGGCACCGCCGACGGGCAGCTGCGGGCGAGCCTGCGAGAGATGAAGCAGGCGATCGACGAGTCGGTTAAGATCGTCAACGAGGTTTTCGGGGGATCATCATGAGGAAGATCGCGCTCATCGCTTTCGTGGTTCTTGTCGTCGCGTCGGTGCCAGCGTTCGCCCAGCTCGCGATCGGGCAGGGCGCGATCGCCGCGCCGGCGCCGAGCGGCGGCATCATCCGGCTCGCCGCGTTCGGCTGGCTGGAGCCCTACGTCGACACGCTGGTGCAGCTGTTGATCGCCGCCGGATTCTCCTGGTTCGCCAAGACCAAGTACGGCCAGATGATGGACAAGGAATCGCGCGACGCTCTGGAGACGTTCCTCAAGAACCGGGCGTCCTCGCTGATCGCCGACGGCGCGGTGGCGATGGAGGGCAAGACGGTCGTGGTCAGCAACACGGCGCTGGCGGCCGAGGTGAACCAGGCATCGAAGGTTATCCCCGGCGCGCTGAAGCGGTTCGGCTTGACGCCCCAGGTGGTGGGGGCGAGAATCGTGGATGCGATACCCCAGATCGCGGCCGGGGCTGCGATAGTATCACAGGCCCACGCGAAGTCGCCGCCGCCTTCGGAAGCCCCCCCGACGGCGGCGGCGCAATCATGAGCAGCATCAAATTGAGGTTCGTCGACGGCGGGTCGTTCACCTCCGACCTGATCGAGCTGCGCGAGGGCACCTGCGTGCCGATCAACCCGAGCCACGTCGAGTGCGTCGACGGCGACCTCTACATCGGCCAGCACATGGACGGCGGGATGCAGGCCCGCAAGAAGGGCTACGACGAGCCGTTCCGCGGCGAGCTGTTCGTGGACCTGCCCTGCACCGACGAGCAGCGCGCGGCGTTCTACAAGTGGGTCTATGACTCGATCGGCGAACCCTACGACTGGCAGGCCATCATCGGCTTCGCCATCCAGGGCCACCACCACGTCAAGTTCCACGCGATCTGCTCGGCGAAGATGTTCCTCGGGCTGCGTCACGTGAACTGGTTTCCGAGCCACGCGCCGACCTGCGTGCCGGCGCATTGCATCGACCCGCGGGACCTACTGTTCGTCATCAGCGCGATCGTCGAGGTGCCGCACTAAAAAAATCGGGACTGTTGCGCGCGGAACACGATTCCCGAGGGTAGTCTCCCGAGTGTGCAATTGTGCACGAAGGGGGACTTCAATGTTCAAACGAATCCTGCTCGTCATCGTCACGGCGATGATCTCCACCATCGCGCTTGCGGCGGACAACCTGCCGACCAAGGCGCCGTTCTACCAGTACCCGACGGCGAAGTGCGGCCTCTACTACGGCGCCAACGTCGGCGGCTCCGCCGGCCAGGTCAACAACGCGGTCGCCGGCACCCAGGTCGTGCAGGGCGCGATCGGCGTCACGGTGGGGTGGTCCTGCCCGATGGGCGGCAACGGCGCGGCGTTCTGGTTCGCCGACGGCGACTTCGACTTCACCAACCTCAACGGCGGTAACACCAACGGCTTCGCGCTCAGCGGTCCAGCCTCGTTCACCCAGCGGTTCGGTTTCGGCGCGCCGATCAACCTGATCGCCGGCATGATCCCCGGCCTGTCCACGCTGCAGAGCCAGCTGCCCGGCCTGATCCCGCTGCCCCCTGGCGTCGCGGTGAACACCTCGAACCCGTACCTGTTCGCGGCGCTCAACGAGGACGACATCAGCAACCAGAGCGGCCTGCAGCCGTTCCACCAGTTCCTGGTCTCCGCGGGCTTCGGCATCGGCAACAAGGTGCTGCTGAACAACGGCGTCGTGTTCGATCCGTTCATCCAGTACACGATCCCGACCAGCCAGGTCTGCGTCGGCCCATCGGGGCTGGGCTGCGTCAAGGCGGGCAACACGTTCCGCATAGGAAGCAAGCTGGAGTTCTGACATGCGCGCGCTCGCAGCCCTCGCCCTTGCGCTGTCGCTCGGCGGCTGCGCCTCGGTGCCCTTGGCGACCGGGATCGCGCTTACCGGGGTAGGCATATCCGCCACCGCCCTCGCGGTCACGGCTTATCACAATTGCCGCGGAGACGGCGGTTGCAGGGACGTACCGCTGCCTAAGTGAGTTGTGCCCCTCGGCCCGGCCCTGTTAAATCAGGCCGGGCCGAATCGTGCAGGGGTTGGAAACATGGCAGACGGAAGTGATCCCGGCATCCTGATACAGCTGGGCGTGAAGATACCCGACCTGGTGGCCGGGTTCGCCGGCGGCGTGGTGACGGCCTTCGCCCTCAAGCAGTCGGAACCGTTCGCCATCATCGGTAGCATGGTGGTGGGGGCGCTCACCGCGAACTACCTCTCCGACCCGTTCTCGCACTATTTGGGAACAGGACCGGGCACGTCGGGGTTCATAGTGGGCGTCGGCGGCATGGCCATCATCCAGGGGATCATCGCCGCGGCCAAGACCTGGACGCCCTTCAACAAGGGGAACGGCAAGGATGCTTGACCACCTGTTCGACCTGATCTTCGCCCGCATGGAGGTCGCTGACCTCCAGCGCTGCCACCTGATCCTGGCGCTGACCGGCGCGCTGCTCTCGGTCTACGTCATGAGCCTCACCAGCTACGAGCACGAGGACCGCGTCGATCCGAAGTGGCTGCAGTGGACCCGTCGCGTCGGCCACGCCATGACGGCGCTCGCGCTGCTATGGTCGGTCAACTACATGGAATCGCACCAGTGGCAGCCGTGGCCGCCGCTGCTCCTGCTGATCCTCTCGGTCAACATCACGATGGCGGTGCGCGCGATCGCGATCCACTGCCGGATATGGCGCGAGGGCCATCGCCGCGGAACACCCGTGCCGCAGCGCGCCCGGAGCACCTTGCCATTCTGACGAATCGCAGGCACAAGGAACCTGTTTCCTCCCATTGGACCTTGGACCGGCCTCCACAAGCGGCCGGTCCCTTTTTTCTCAACGACATATGCCTGTCCAACAACAGCCACTTCTCTGCTATAGATGCTGCCTGCGGCCCCGGGTCAGGCCCTACACCATGTGCGCGACCTGCAGGGTGCCGATCCGGCGCGCGGCCTCATTGAAGGCGTGGCGCACCAGAAGGCGGATGGCCGCCGCCAGGGAACTAGCCCGGAGCATGGATGTACCGCCCGGGAACCAGAAAGCCCCCTGCTGACGGAAGTCGCTGGGGGCTTTCGACGTTCGATGGCTAGGCAGGTAGCCATTTCCAGAAATAACGCACCGGCGGGGCCGGCTGGCCCGGCGTCAGGCCTTCTAATCGACTTATCGCATCTCGTTCTGGGGAACTACGTCCCAGTCCAGCTTTCGGAACGAGGCGAGCGCGGCCTCCAGGTGCCGCAGGGCTTCGTCGGCTTTGAGGCCGTGAAGGTCGACCATGATGATCTCCTTCACCCGCATCATCTCGCGCTCGATCTCCTCATAGACGTACCTCATCGCTGGAACCTCCTCCAGAACCACCAGAACAGGTCGGTGGCGTACCAGCCCGCCGCCAAGCCAGCGAGCAGGAACAGAAACGCGATCTCCAGTTGGGTCATTTTGGGAACTCCCTTACTAACAGCTCAGGCGGGATCGGCGCCTTGCCTGCCATCTGCTTCATGAAAAACGCGATGCCGTAGGTCCGGCAGTCGAAGGCGATAAGCTCTGCCCACCACAGCGGCATGGCCCTATGCTTAGGTCCGCTCTCCCCGCCGCATATCACCCAGTCCAACCCTTTGACGTCTTCCGGCTTCAGTTTCAGTGGCCCGATCGCCGGCTCGTAGCTGATGAACCGCACCCAGGCCGGGACCTCCTTGAGGATCGGCCAGCGGCGGTCGAAGTGCTCCTGATCCTCGGCAGTGGTGCCGAACCAGACGTTCGGCCACGGCCAGCCATCGATGGGCGGCGCCGGCAGCAGCTTCGCGATGTTCTCCGGTCGCTTGGTGAGCAGGAGCCAGTCGAGGTCCGGTGTTGCATCGATCAATGCGAACAGACGCTCTCGCCATTCCTTCGGAACCTGATTGTCAAAAACGTCGGCGAGCGATGCGCAAAAGACGCGGCGGCGAACGCCATCTTCCCTTGCACGCTTGTTCCACCTTATCGGATTGAGCCAGTTGGCGGATGAGGTAAGCCGGCGCGGATGGTTGCCCCACTGGACCTGACCGCTGCGCTTGGCCCAGCCCTCGGCGTAGCAATTATCACAGCCCGGCGACACCTTCGTGCATCCCACCCACGGGTTGAACGTGAAGTCGCACCACTCGATTTTAGTCACTCCCATGTAGGTCCTCCCTGGTATCCAGGTCGCGCTGGTCAGTGAGAATGAGCGTGCGCCCGATCTGGCACAGGACCCGGTAGGTGAGCGCGCAGGCGATTCCTGCGATAATGGCAAGGATGTCGATGTCTATGTTCATGGGTGCCTCGGGGGTCGTGGCAGCGTGTCGAGCGCGGCGGCGACGGCGCGGCTGTTGACGTAGACCGAGAGCCGCCCCTGCAGGTCCGCGTCAACCTTGTTGATGCCCCACTGGTAGGCCTCGACGACTTCGGGACTTTCCCCAAGGCACCAAGCCTCCAGCTCGTCGAGCAGCATCCGTACCGCGCGATATTTCTGCTGCGTGTCGCAGTCGGCGACGGCGTTGATCCCGCCGATGGTCTCTAGCGCGACGGCGTAGGCCGCGCCATGCATCGGGGTAGGTGCGAACGGGTTTTGTCGGTCGTTTATCATGATGATTTCTCCGTCCATTGCAAAATGACCGCATACAGCCTGAGGGCGCGCACGATGCGCTCCTGAATGTCGGCCCCCAGGCCGGCTTTCTTATCTCCGAACGCGAGCATGATCAGGTCGGCCCTCTCCACCATCGACGCCAGTTTTGAGATTTCGTCCGTCGTCATGTTATTTTCTCCCATTCGATCAGTAGTCCGCAGAACGGCTGCGCACCGTGCTCCTTGCGCCAGAAGTCCTTCATGTCGCTCCAGTCGGCGAAGCCATCGCGCCGCGCGAAGTCGTCGAGGTCGCCTCCGCGAACTTGTGGACGGCCGGCTATGTAAATCACGCTGCCGGGCTCAGGCGGCGCTTTTACAAACTCGATCTTGATCGGCAGAACCGACGTGCAGCGCCCGACCCCGATCGACCTGCACTGCTTGGTGCGCATCCCGTAGTACAGCTGGATGACCTCTCCCGGACGAACGTGGCGGCGCCGGCCGACCGCGCGGATGGTCTGCAGCTTCGGCGGCACCGCCGGCACGATCGCGTACCCATGCTTGGGATCATCGATGAGCTTAGGCGTGACCGGCAGGATGCCGAGCCCAACCTGGATCGGCTCGACGAAGCGCTCCTTGAAGCTGTAGGCGACCATCGCTAGACCTTGCCTCCCTCGATCACGTCTACGTTTCCGGGGCCGGATTCGATGATGAGAAACATGCCTTCGGCCACCTGATCTAACGGCGCGAGCATCCTCACGCGCACCCCGATCGGCCGGATGTCGTTGATGACATCTTCGATCATGCCGGCAACGGTTTCCGCCTCGGCCATCGTCAGCGGACCAAGGGCCTCCACCTGACGGCCGATGCTGATAATCGTGTTGGCCAGATTGAATGTAGTGAATCGGCCATCGGAAGCTGGAACTACAAATGGCGCGAACGATCTCTCCGTCGCGGCCGAGATGATGGCCGGCGCGTTCAGCGCGACGATCGCCGCACCGATTCCAGCCAAGAATCCTCTTCGATTCAACTCGCTCAATAGTCAAACCCCACACCGCGGACAGCCGTGGACCCAGTCGTTACCGATCTTCCTGGTGCGCCAGCCCTCGCGCTTGGCCTCGGCCCACACCTCGGCGAACTCCGCCGACTCGTCGTCGTGACGGAAGACCTCGTCGCAGGAATCGCACTCGATCAGTACCACCTTGCCTTGCCGGTCGATCATGACTTCCTCCTCTTCGGGAACTTGCGCTTCGGCCACGGCTTCTTGCGCGCGGCGATCTTCTGCTTCGGCCGCGATGCCAGGTATTTTTTCGCCTTTGCAACTTCCCGGTTCCTGCGCCGCTCGCGCTTGATCAGGGCGAGGTCGGAGTACTGGCCGTGCTCGCCGCGGACGCGAGTCTTGATGCCGTGCGCGACGACTTCACGCCAGACCAGATAGGCGGGGTCGTTGGCGTCGGGTCGATAGGCATAAGGAGCCGGAGGTCGGGATTTGATTTGTTCTCGCGCACCGAGCGGCGGATCGTGATCAAGTTGGAGCGACGCTACGGCGCAGTCCATGTGCGGGGACGTAGCGAGGCTGATCAGCAGGGTATCCAACAGCTTGCCGTAGTGGCCGCGGAATCGTTTCAAGATGTCGGCGCGATCCTCCGGCGTCATGAACAGCTGACGCATGGCGACCATGCACTGGACGTCGAGGGGGACGTGGGGACGGTAGAGGCGGGTCATTCTTTGCTCTCCCAGAACGGCGCCGCGCGAGGCTCCTCCCACGAGGGTCGCTCTCCGGCGGCCTCCTCGATCAGGTCGGCGACCGCCTCCCGCATCAGGTCCATGAACATCTTCTTGTGCGTCTGGTTCTCGACGAACCGCATCTTGATGCAGCCGAGGAAGATCGCGTCCTTCATGCTGTCGGGCAGCGCGTAGTAGCCGCGCCACTCGTCGCCCTCGACCCGCAGGGCGAGCCGCCCGATCCTCTGGTTCATCGCCTTCTCCCTTCAAATGTAATCCGTTACGGCTTTGAGAATTTTTGCCATCGCGGTGCGAGCGTTTTCGAGATCGTATGCCAACGAGTTGAGAGCCCAAGTTATATTCTCGGCGTCCTGCATCGTTTTGGCCTCGGCGATCGGCACGAAGCCGTGGTTATCGGACTCTTGCACGATCAGGATGCGTTCCCCCGATTCCTTGACGCTGAATTTTTTGTCGCTCATCACCGGCCTCTCCTCCCGCCGTTCTTCGTCATCGGCCGGACCTTGGCGAGCGCCTTGCGCTTGTCGATCGGCGGCCTGCCCTTCATGCGCTCCTCGCGCAGCTCCTGCAGCCGCTTCTCCTTCGGCCCCATCGGTGGTTTGCTCATCAACAGTCTCCATCTGGAACGAACGTGATAGACATGCTTGCTGGTAGGTCTCGGCCGTTGCTGAACCAGGACCGATATAGCCAGCCGCCATTGATGCGGAAGCGCTCGATCTCTCCCTGAGAACCCCAGTGGCGCACGGTTTCCCATTCCTGGTCCGGCCGCCATTCCCGCTGCTCGCTCATTCCGCGCCCCTTGCCTTGAGCATCGCATCGGCCATGTCGTAAGCGATGACCGCGATGGCCTTGAGAAAGATGTCAGGGTCATCTTCGCCAACGTATTTGACCATCATGAAAGTGGCCGCCGTCTGAAGCGCCTGCCCGGCGAACCAATCCCGCAGGGACATGCCGGGGTGCGCGCGCCATAGCATGCCGTTGGCTGCCATGCTGCCTTGCTCAAATTCATGGGGAAACGCCGGTCCGCTGTTATCTTTGCTCATTCCGCGCTCCTGTTGTTCGAGATTGATGCAATCCATCGAGTAGCAGGTGCTCTGCCGCCCGCATCGACACTGAGCAGCCCACCTCATTCCGCGCTCTCCTCTCCAAACTCCTCCAGCGCCTGCCGGATGAAAGGCCACTTGTTGATCACGACCTTGGCGACCTCGCTCATCATGTTGCGGTCGTAGCCCACCTCGGTCTTCGTCTCGTGCATCTTCTGCAGCGCGCGCTCCAGGGCGCCGAGCGCGTTGCTGCGCGGCACCTCGACCCGCGCCCGCAGGTCCTTCGCCAGCGCCTTCAGCGTCTGCACCGTGGGCGAGCGCTGGTCGCGGTGGTTGCGGATCACCCGCTCGACCACGGCCAGCTTGTCCTCGACGCTCATCATCCGCAGGGCCATCACAGAAACCCTTTCAGGTATTCGATCTCGCGGTCGATGTACCAGCGGGCCTTCTTGAGGTCCTCTAGTCGCGAGGCCTCCGGGGTCGGATGGGTGACCTTCTTCCCGGCTCGCGAGATGTACTTCACGGCATTGCCGAGGCAGAAGCCGAGCTGCCATGCCTCGATCACCTTGATCGCCTCGTAGGGGTTGTCGGCTCCGCCATAGTGGGCCGGATGGTTCACGGTCTCTGCCATTTTATCCGTTCTCCCTGATGAACCTGAATCCCACCGGCGTGAGGTGGTGGACATTAGCTGGGCGTCCGGCCCGCGTACGGCGTGTCCCCATCGGCGTTATGAAGCCGGCGTTCGTCAGGTCGTTCAGCCGGCCCGCGACGGTCGGTTTTTCCATCTTTAGGTCGCGGCATATCTCGTCGTAGGTCGCCGATCCCATCAGATCGATGTAGCGCATGATCGCCTTCTGCATCGGCCCCGAGCACTTCCGCATGCTCTTGGCCGCGGCCTCGCTGGTCGCGACGCCCTTGTGGGAGCGCGGCTCGGTCATGAGCCTCGGCGGCGGTGGTTTCCAGTCGAAAAGGTCGTTCACTTTAAGCGCTCCTTCCGGCATTTTTCTCCAACTCCTTGCGGGTGGTCCTAGCCATGCTTGCGATCAGGTCGAGCACCGCTCGCTTGCTCTCCTCGAACTGCTCCTTGTTCATCGCCGGCCGCGACTGCGACGCCGGGTGGTAGACGGTGCAGATGTTGCCGGAGACGCCAACGATGGTATCGGCGTTCTCCTGCTTCAGCGCCTGGAGCATCTTGCGGGCGTCCTCAGCGGTGTTGAGAACCCACTTCGTCGTGGTGCAGTATCCCGTCTTGCAGAGGCACCAGTAGCGGAGATGGTCCTCGCTGTGGAACTCCTGCGCGTACTCCTCGGCGAGGTTGAGATAACCCTCGGCGACGGCGGCGAAGTAGTGGTTGTGAGAGGCGCGCGACCGGCCTTGGACGAGATCCAGATCGTATTCCTCATCGACGGCGAACTGCGCGGCGCAAAGGTTGTGGAAACGCGGCAGCGCGACCATAGTGCCGTTGCCGATGTAGACGTACCTGACCGGGCGCGGCCTCCTGCTCATCCCGTCGCCCCCATCGCCCGCAGCTTCGCCACCAGCTGCCGAAGATCGTGGTTGAATACCTCAATCTGGTTATGCAGTTCGCGGATGTAGGACTCGTCGCGACGAACCCGGACGGTGTAATCCGGCATTTTCGGATAGAAAATTTTCATATCCCACCAGTCTCTTTCGAACACCAGCATGTTGCCAAACACCTGAGCCCGGTGGGCCGGCAGCATGGTTGCGCCGCGCTCCAGCAGCGGGATCATCTTGTCAGGTCTCATTGTTTTTGTTTCGAGCCCGCCGTCGAATCCGACCAGCCCGTCGGGGCTGGCGCAGCAGCGCTTGAGCCCGGAGAAGTTGATGCCGAGGCCGACGCGCTGGACCTCGCACTTCATTCTGCTCTCGTAGTCGGCGATCGCCTGCGGCTCCATTTCCTTGCCGCGGTTCATGGCGGCGCTCTTGAAGGTTTCCTCGGCCGGGATGCCGGTGATGATCTCGCCAGCGAGGCGGCGCAGATACTCGGCGCGCGTGATCGAGTCGCCGCCGTCCTTGCCGGTCGCCATGATGGTCGCGAAGTTCGACGCCGAGGGGATGCCCAGCCGCGCCTGAAACCACTCCTCGCCGCCCTGCTCGAAGTGGTGGATGACGAGCCCGGCCTCCGACTCCTGCTTCTTTGCGGCTGCCCTCTTGGCCATCACTTGACCTTCCCGCCGCCCGTGCTGGCCTTGTGGTCGGCGATCGCCTTCTGCGCTGCCATGAACAGCCGCTGCGGCAGGTCCTCGACCTTCGCGAGGCCGTAGCGCTGGCGGAACTTGTCGCGCTCGATGCCGGCGTCGATCAAAAGCTCGGTGAGCCGGTCGTGCTGCGCCGTGGTGATCTTCGGGTCCTCGGTGATCGCGGCGAGGTTGCCGCCCTTGGCGCGCTGGAAGTTACCTTCGTGGCCGTCGGTGTCGGCATCCTCGATCGCCTCGCTGACGATGTTGAGAAGTGCGATCGTGCAATAGCGCTTACCGTAGCTCTGTGACGAACCCCACGCCTGGTTCTCGTTCTTGGAGCCGGACTTCTCCATCGGCAGCGGAAACGCGGTCGTCGTCTCATGGCCGTAGCCGCGTAGGTAGCCGCGGATAAGGATTCGCGTGTCCGGCGGTGGCATCGGCTCGGTCGAGAACGCCAGTGAGAAGTGGTACTTCTTCAACAGCGGTCCGATCACCTTCGATATGCCGGCGAACGTGGCGTAGGGCGTCGATTGAAGCAGCCTGCCGTCCTTCCTGATCTCGATCTTGCGGTCGGCGCGGATCACGGGCAGCTCGGCCTGCAGCTTGACGAATGCGTCGTTGAAGTCGCGCCGCGACTGCTCGTTCATGATCTCCTTCTGCATGTCGAGCAGCGCCCGCATGTTCTCCGGGTTGCAGTTCGGGTTGGCGGCGGCATCGGCGATGACGGCGAGCAGGCTCTTGGCCTCGCGCTGGGCCGGCGGCTCCGCGACGGCGACGGCCTTGGACTTCGCTGGCGCCTTTTTCTTCGCGGGCGGAGGCGCCTTCTTCGGGGTGACGTCCTTCATCGGCAGTTCCGGCTGCATTGTTTTCTCCTTCATGGTTACGATCCTTAAATATTAAACGGACGTGCAGGGCGCTTTATCCTGCCATTCAGAGCTTCCCGGGAGCCCGCAAAACGCTCAGCAGCCTTTCGACATAACGCGTCCGCTTATCGACTATTATCTCCTAAGTCTCCACTTGTGGATACCGGCTATTGGGCGACCGGACGAACTTAGCGTGAATGAATTTTGTGTGCGCGGAGTCCAGTCCCATAATCGGGCCGGCGCCGCTCCGGTCAATGAACCCGGCAAGCACGGCGTTGGTGGCCTTCGGCACGTAGCCTACTTTGACATTGCGCGCCCACACCGCGACGGCGTTGGGGTCGAACGGGTTGTCCGGCTCACGCACCAGCGCGACCGGCTCACCCTCGTCCATCTCGGCGACGAGGTTTTCGGTTTTTAGGTGGCTCATCCCGACGATTGAGTATCTAGGCATGTTTAAACTCCCAACGTCCAAAGCGGCAGATACAGCCGCCACGCTAGTATCATCGCGGCGACGGCGAGGCCGCCGAGCCAGAATCCGAACCAGAACTGCCAGTGGAGGAACCGCCGCCGCTTGGCGCGCGGGCGCGGCGGGTTGCGCCGCATCTCCGCCTTTACGATCGGCCACGCGACCATCATGGCTTGTCTCCGCATTTTTTTAGCGCCTCGTCGAGGATGGCCGCGACCTCGTCTCGCAGCTCCTCCTCGCCTTCGAGGGTGGCGTCGCGCAGGCCATCGATCATCCATTGGAGGGCGGCGCGCAGGGTCGTCCGCCCGGGCTCATGATGATGCATCAGCCAGATGTCGTTCCACGGGATCATGAGCGTCGTGGTGCCTTCAAGGTCGGACTGTACGATGCCAGCTGCCATGCAGTGAAAGAACAATTCCTGCTCGAAGAACGCCTTCACTGCGTCCTCGGCGATCTCGCGGGCCGCATCCTCGAACTGCTTGTCCCCGATCTTGATGATGAGCTTTCCTCCGATCCGATCGATGGTGATTGCCTCCTCGATCTTCTCGGGCCAGTCGCCGAGTTCCCACTCGGACATGTCGACCGTGATCTTGCGCTCGCGCAAATGAGGTTTCCTCGCCATCACCGCACCTGTGACTTCGGGCGCCTGCCGACCCGGGCGCCGGGCATCTGCTCGCGCCAATCGGTCGAGCGCGCCCAGCCGTTGAGCGCCTTCTGCTTGGCTTCGAAGGTCACGAACGTCCACAGCCGGATCGCATCGAGCAGCGCCGGGTCCTCGATCTCGGCGAAGGTCTCCTGCTGCATGGTCGAGAGCGTGCCGGCGGCGGTGCGCTGGCGCATGATGTCCGCCGGCCGGGACAGCGTCGCGACGTGCGCCTCCTCGGCGGCGGCCTCCGCCACCTTGGCCTCGACGATCGCGGCTGAAGCGGCCCTCTCCGCCTCAGCGGCGGCCTCCTGCTTCGCCGCGCGGGTCTCGGCCAGCCTAGCCCGCTCGGCGGCCAGACGCTTCTCGTCGGCCTCCCTGGCGGCCTTGGCTTCGGCCTCGGCCTTCGCCCGGGCGATCCGGGCCGCCTCCTCGGCCGCGAGCCGGCGCCGCTCGTTCTCCTCCGCGAGAAGCCGCACGTCCAGCTCGGTGAGCCGCTGGTTGAGAGTGTCGCCGATGCCGGGCCGGTTCTTCTTGTCCCGCCGCATCAGGCTGTCATGAAGTCCAAAGAAGAAGTTGTCCACGCCCTGGCCGCGCCGGAGGTGAGGTAGTTTTTCTAATTCGTGGATGCCGGTCACGCGTTTAGTGACATCGCGTATTCGCTTGATCAGCTCGACGACGGCCGACTTGTGCTCGACCTCGATAACGTCGGGGACTTCCGCCGCCTCGTCGAAAAGACTCTGCGCCGTGCGGGCCAGCTCCGCGTAATCGCGTTGGAGTCGTTCCGACTCCTCCCGCGCGTAGTCGATGGTTTGCGTATTATCGCCGATCATGCCTGACATCGTGGTTTTTCCTCCGTTTGGCACTGGTGGTTGCGGCGCGCGAGCGCGTTGGTGGATATGACCTTGCCGCAGCGCGGGCAGCGGCACTGGTAGGGACCGTGGGGTTTGAAGCCCTGCTTGATCCACTCGTGGACGGTCTTGGTCATGTGAGGTCCTCGGGGTAAAAGTCGAAGTCGTCTCCGTCATCCTCGACGAACTCCTCGCAGGCGTCGCAGAACCAGCCGCTGCCAATGATGCCGACGTCCGGTTCAGCGGACTGATAGGTCTCGCTGATGTCGGCCCCGCACTTCGGGCATTCGACGATTCTCATTGAAGGCTCCGCAGATGGTCCAGCTGTTCGAGGATCGTTTCCAGGTCCGGCGAAGACACGCCGAGCTGGTTCAATTCGCGGGCAACATCTCCGATCATGTGTTTGATCAGAGCGCTAAGCGCGCTGTCATCGCCGAGCTGATGCCTGACGATGACGGCCAAGATGATCAGCAGGACGGCTTGCTTTTGAGTCATGGCAGCACTCCGAACAGGCCGGGTCGATGTCGACGACGAGTCTTGGTCATCGGAGCGCCCCCAAGTCGAACGCCAGATCGATGATGCCGGCGGCGACGAACTCGCCGACGAGCATGGCCGCGACCATCGCTGCGGCGATCGCGAGGCCGATGGCGGTGCTAACGATGACTTCCCACATGGCAACCCCGAACTTGCTCATGGCAGCACTCCGAACAGGCCGGTCCAGCCGGCGACGGCGCAGAAGAGGAGGAAAGTGGTGGCGACGATGAAGTCGCGCTCGTCTCGGGTGATCATAGGAATTCCCCGATCCGTTCGAGGATCGCGTCGCGGATTGCGTCATCCCACTGCCTGAGCAGAATGTAGCGCGCGATATGCGCCTCGCCGCGCGGGTAGGTCCTCTCCAATTTGGCGAAGACGGCGCTCAGATCGTCGGCGCTCAGCGCCTTCAGCAGGCGCTGGCGATATTGTTGGACCATTTTGTCGCGGTAGGGATTGGTCATGACGCGTGCTCCACGGTCACGCCGAGGTGCTTCTGCTCGTAGAGGCGGAGCCGCAGCCGGCGCATCGCCTCGGCCTTAAGGTCATGGTGCCGGCCGAACTTCTGTGCGCGGGCCATGCTCTCGTGCCTTGAGGCCGCCATTTCGAGGGCCTCTATCAGGACTGCGATGTCGAGGTTGGAGAGGGTGCAGCGCATCAGAGCACCCCCAGCGCGAAGATGACGAGCATCCCGACGCTGGCAACCAGCGCCAGCAGGAGGGGAATGAAGATGAGGAGGAAGTGGTCGGGCGCGGCGAGGCGTGGATGCTTGGGCGCGCGCCGAAGTTTCGGCTGGAACATTTCGAATCGCTCCGGGTTAAGGTGGCAACGTTCGTGGCGCCACTTTAGGAACTTTTTTCCCCAATGTCCAGCTTCAAGGGGGCTTGTGCGCGCCTTTTTGGGGTGGTAGTTAACGGACCATGTCCGAGGAGATAATGCGCCAAAACTTGATGGTCCTGGCCCAGACCTACGCCAACGCGCGGGGATGGGCTCTGGCAACCGTCAGCAAGGAAATCCATGGGAATCACCAGTTTCTTGAGAAGTATCTGGCCGGGTCGATGTCGACGACGATCAAGACGTACTTCCTGATGGTGAACCGGATGCGCTCGAAGTGGCCCCGCGGCACCCCCTGGCCGAGGACGGCCCCGGTGCCGAAGTTGGGGAAAAAAGTGGATAAGGGATTCGACGAAGGCTAGTGGCCGATTCGCGAATCCTGTAAGAGGATCGCGATGATGAAAAACCTCCTCGAAACGACCTGGATCAAGATTCCTCTGGACGGCGAATCCGCCGAGCGGCTGCGCAACTTCGCCGATATGTGCCACGCGGCGCCGGAGAAGATTGCAGCCGTTCTGCTGCGCGACGTGCTGGCCGACGACGAGGAGGCGAACCTGCCGGCCGCGATGGCGGCCGGGGAAGTAACCCTCAACTGAAAGGACGGCCGATGGCCAGAGCACCCAAGAACGGCAAGAGCGGACCCACCGAGGTAGTCGCGACCACCCTGCTGCTGCCCCCACGAAAAACGGTGGAGGACCTGGCGCGGGAGAAGCGCAACGCCAAGAAGCGGACGCAGTCGATCGCGGGAGAGCTGGGCGAGGCGATCGGCAAGGCGGTCGAGAACAAGCACCTCGACCGCAAGGCGCTGTCGATCGCGTGCGCGCTGGACGCTCTGCCGGACGAGAAGCTGCACGTCACCTACCACCACCTGCTGGAGTACCTCGAATGGCTCGGCGTCAAGAAGCGCGCCGAAGCGCAGGAGCGAATGTTCGAGGACAACGTCGGCAACGTGACCAAGATCGGCGACGCTGCGAGGAAGGTCGTCGAGGAAGCCGGGGCCTGATGATGGACCGGAGAACGATGGTGGTTTGGCTGGCGGCGATGGTCACCATCACTGCCAGCCTGTGGTTTCTGGCACATGCTTCAGTAGAACGAGCCACCGTGACGGCCGACGCATCCGTCGCCCGCGCCCAGGAGCACACGAAGCGTGCCGAAGGGCGGCATCGCTTGGTCGATCTGTTGGGGTTGGTCAGGTGAAGCCCGACCAGCTTCAACTACCCGATCTCGGGCCGGCGCCTCTGGTGGCCGGCCCGATCTTTCTCGCCTTCGAGCTGACCGGGCCGCCGGGCCACAAGGGGCGCCACCGCCACCGCCTCATCACGCCGAAGGATAAGGACAAGAAGCCGTTCGTCCAGACCTACCCTGATCCACAGACCGAGGCCTACGAGCGCACGCTGGCGGAGGCCGCCTCGCTCTACATGCGCGGCAAGCGGCCGACGGAGGGGCCGCTGGCGCTGCTAGTCCACGCCTACCGGGAGGTACCGGCGAGCTGGCCGGCGCGCGACAGGGAGAAGGCGCTGGCCGGCGCGATCCGCCCGACGCCGCGGCCAGATGGTGACAATTATCTGAAGGCGGCCCAGGATGCCCTGAACGGGATCGTCTGGCGCGACGACGCCCAGATCGTGGATGCCAGGGTGATCAAGCAGTACTCGCGCTTCCCCGCGCTGCGAATCGAGGTGCGGGAGTTCATTCCGAGAAATCCAGCCGCCTGAGCCGAGTTGTGCGCGCTATTCTACGCTATCGACTTTTGTTCCCGCGCTAGGCTGGACTTCGGTGGCGGTCTATGGCTACCTTTTCGAATCAAGGCAGGCGTAAACCGATTCCCGAACATGGCAAGCCTTAAAGGTGGCGACCGCCGCCTACTTTATTTGAAAGGCCTACGGCGCAACGCGCGCCAGCGCATGAATGGGATCGAGCTGCTGGGTCGATTGCCGGACGGGATAGCATCGCTTGTTTTCTGTGACCCGCAGTACCGCACCGGCTTGGACTACCTGAAGCTAGGCAACGAGGGGGCGCGGCAGTCCGCGCGGCACAGGCTCCCGCAGATGACCGACGACACCATAGCGTTCTTCGCGGAGGAATCGGCCCGCGTGCTGAAGCCGTCGCGCTACCTCATGCTATGGTGCGACAAGTTTTCGATCGGCACGGCGACCCACCTCAAATGGCTGCGCCGATCCGGCCTGCAGGTCGTTGACCTCCTCACCTGGAACAAGATGCGGATAGGCATGGGCAAGCGACTGCGCGCCGCCAGCGAGTACCTGGTCGTGGCGCAGAAGCCTCCGACGATGGTCGGCGGGACCTGGTCCGACAAGGCGATCCCCGACTGCTGGTCGGAGGGAAAGGACGCCGTTCGCCATGCCCACGCCAAGCCGCACGTCCTGATCGACCGGCTGATCCGCAGCTGCACCGCGCGCGGCGACCTCGTCGTTGATCCGTGCGCCGGAGGCTACGTCGTGCTGGAGGCCTGCCGGCTGGCGGGCCGCGAGTTCATAGGTTGTGACCTAATGGGGGAAGATGATGCCGCGGAATTTGCGTCCGTACGAAAATGAGAAGCGCACCAAGGCGCGGCGCATGCACGCGCTTGCGCGGATAGACCTGCGCGAGGCCTCGACGCCGCGGGAGTCATCCGCCGGCCCGACTTCGCACGCGGTCAAGGTGATCGACAAGGCCACGCAGGACGCGATCGACGCCTTTCTGGCCGCGAGGCGCCCATGAGTGGCACGGTTTCGACGAGGTTCTATTTCCCGGACTGGCTCAGCGACCCAGGCCTGCGGGCGTCATCTCTGGCGGCGCGCGGACTGTGGATGGACCTGCTCTGCTATGCCGGCGCGAACAAGGGGAAGGACCACGGCTTCGTCTCCCTCAACGGCCGCAAGCTGACCGAGGTGGAGATCGCCCGGATGACGAACTGCAGCACCGAGGTCGAGGTCTTCACGCTCCTCCAGGAGCTGGAGCTAAACGGCGTTTTCAGCCGCGACCGGAGGGGGATCATCTACTGTAGAAGGATGGTTCGGGCCGAGAAGAGTCGAAGCAACGGCAGACTTGGCGGAAACCCGAACCTTTTGAAAGCAAAAGGAAATAAAAATCAGGTTCAACCGGAGCCTAACCCCCATATACCAGAACCAGTACCAGAGCCAATACCTAAGAAAGAATCTGCGGGGTCGGACAAGCCGACCCGCGCTGATGATTATCCGCCGAATGCGTTCGAAATTTTTTGGAGGTATTACCCGCCCGGTCGCAAGACCGGAAAAGGCGCCGCGCAGCGAAAGTTCGACACCATCAGAAAGCGCGGCGACGTCACGTTCACCAAATTGATGCTGGGATTGAAACACTACGTCGATAGCCAGCCCGAACCTCAGTTCACCAAAGCGCCGGAGGTCTGGCTCAACAAAGGATGCTGGGACGATGAGCACATCAGACGACATGAAACCGTTGGGAATGGTAATTCAAAAATTGGCTTCTCGGGACTTGCAGCGCGTCTCCGACGAAGCATCGCGGAAAGAAATGCTTTTGAGCAGGCGTCGTTCGGAATCGATGCCATCGATATTGAACCGGCAGACGGACATCGAGATACCGCGGCAAGCGTGGAGCGCTTGGAAACCGGATTTCGGAAATAGGGAGCTGCGCCGCGCGCTGACGGCGACCGAGCGATCGCAGTTGACGGCGCGCAAGACCGAGATTGAACCGTGGATTCAGGGTTTTCACGAAGCGGAGCTTGATGAGGTTGCGCTTGCACTGCTTGACATGTTCGGATCTTTCCCATCCATGAGGCAGGGCGCCGACGAGGCCGCAGCAAGGGTGGAATCGGTCCGATCGCTTCTCACGCAATACCCGGCATGGGCGATCGTTCGAACGTGCGAGACGATCCGCACTAAGGGGTACGACAGTGGCGAGAAGATCGAGCGACATTGGCCTCCGTCTGACCCAGAGATCGTGGCCGCCGTCGCCACACAAACTAGGCTCTATCGCGACACCTACGACAGCGCCCAGAAACTTCTCACGGCGGAGGTAGAAAAATGTTGAGCAGTCACGGGATTTACTGGGGCAGCGCCGCGTTCATCTACGGCAGCATTGCCTACCTGGTCATCGACGCGGCCGGCGCGTCGCACACCGTCAGCGCGGTGGTGGCGATCGCGTTCGCGGCTTTCCTGCGGAGCGACCCACCCCGGAGGATCAAGCCATGATGGACGGGCACCGGATCATGGCCGGCGCGGCGCTGATCTCTGGCGTGATAGTCGTAGGGATGCTGGCGGTTTTCCCTCCGCCGGCGATCCCGGAGAACTGCGTCGTGCAGCAGAAGATCGAGGAGGACGGTCCGCTCTCGGGCCGCGTCGTGCTGGCCTACCCCGGCTACCGCGATCAGGTTCTAGTCTATGACGCGAGCTGCTCGTCGGGTATGCGGTGGATGAACCTAAGAGGAGGCATCAAATGAAAAAGATAATTGACCGTTCGCTGCGCGACAACCGTTCGGTTCGGCAATTGAAGCGAGCCATCGCCACGAGCGAGGGAAACATCAGGCCGATCAAGAAGGCCGCGGTCGATCGCCACAGGCGCGGCAAGCGCGGCCACGAGTCGTCGAGTTTCGCAAGATGAAGCGCGACGGCCTTGAGACCGAGTACGACAAGGTCCAGCGCAGGAAGCGCTACGAGCGCGCGCTGGAGTTTCCCGAGGAGGAGGACCGCGCTGACCTGATCGCGCGGATCGAGGTGGCGCACGCCGGCTTCAAGGAGCGGATGGCCGAGCTGGACGAGCAGGAGACGAAGCGCGAGGCCGAAGCCCGCGCCAGGGCGACGGAGCACACGATGCGGGCGAACAAGATGGCGCTGATCGACGAGTACAAGAGGGCTGGGCTGGAGCCGCCGGCGACCGAAATGGCGGTCTCGCTCTCGCTGATGCTGTCGCTCGGCTGGCGGATCGAGGAGGTCGAGGGCAAGCGGTCGCTAGTTTACGACGTAGACTCTCGCAAATGGCAAATGTCTCCGCGCAAGACCCGCGAGGAGCACGCGGCCGAGTCACTCAAGGAGGGGTTCTGATGTTGTGGAAATTGATTGCAATTGTTCGCGGTTATCGCGCGGCATATGATGTTGAGGATGGTCGTTTGGTCGTTTTTCGTGATGACCTGCACTTCTACTCTTGGCGCGACGCGGCGCTATCCTGATGAGCTACAAGCCACCGAGGCGGCGCAAGCCGAGGGTCTATTACTCCGCGCAGAGGTATCCGCTGTGAAAAAACCGAAGGCGATGGAAGAGTCGTGGCCTGCGTCAAAGACCGAGCTGTGGGCGCTGGAGCGCATCATCCCGTATCCCGGGAATCCGCGGCAGCATTCGCCAGAGCAGGTCGATCTGATCGCGGGCTCGATGAAGGACGACGGCGTTACCTCGCCGATCCTGGTCGATGAGGAAGGCGTGATCATCTACGGCCACGGCCGCCGGCTGGCCGCGGAGAAAAATGCTTTCGCGAAATACCCGGTCGTAGTGGCGCGCGGCTGGAGCGAGGAGCAGAAGCGGGCCTATCGGATCAAGGACAACAGCTATGCGCTGCTGTCGACATGGTCACCAGAATTGCTGCGGATTGAACTGAGCGAGCTGTCGCTGGCCGGCTACGAAATGCCGCTGCTCGGCTTCGATGATGTGCAACTGGTATCGTTTCTGTCGGTGCCGAACGGCGCCGATCCCGAAGCCACGCCGGAGCCGCCGGTCAAACCAATCAGCCGCGTCGGCGATCTGTGGCAGCTGGGCAAGCATCGGATCTTATGCGGCGACAGCACCAAGACCGAGGACGTCGAGCGCGTGCTGGATGGCAAGAAGCCGCATCTGATGGTGACCGATCCTCCCTATGGCGTTGAGTATGATGCAAACTGGCGCAACGAAGCCGGCCGAACACTCAATGGGGGTTTTCAGCGTCTAAGAAGCGGGAAAGCGGACAAGCCAATCGGCGCGAGAGCGATCGGAAAAGTCGAGAACGACGATCAATCGGACTGGCGAGAGGCATGGAGTCTGTTTCCTGGCAACGTCGCTTACTGCTGGCATGCCGGTCGGCATGCCAGCAGCGTCGATCTTTCTTTTCGATCTGTGGGCTTCGAGGTCCGCGCTCAGATTATCTGGAATAAAGGACGGATGGTCATCGGCCGAGGCGACTACCATTGGGCTCACGAGCCGTGCTGGTATCTGGTTCGCAAAGGCGCCACGGGCGCGTGGTCCGGAGATCGCAAGCAGACTACGATGTGGGACATCGAACACCGGGCTTCGGAGACAGGCCACAGCACCCAAAAGCCGATCGAGTGCATGCGCCGCCCGATCCAGAACAACAGCAAGCCCGGCAACTATGTCTATGAGCCATTCGCCGGCAGCGGCACCACGATCATCGCAGCCGAGATGATGAACCGCTACGCGATCGCGATCGAGATCAACCCGGCTTATGTCGACGTCTGCATCGAGCGCTGGCAGACCTTCGCCAAGGCCGAAGCTGTCCTGGCCGGCGATGGCCGCACGTTCGCCGAGATCACCAAAGCACGAAAGGGAGGCAAGGATGCGACGCGTAATCCTCGAGTCGCCGTTTCGCGGCAGCACGCCAATGGAAACGGAACGAAACAAGCAGTACGCGCGGGAGGCGATGCTCGACAGCCTGCTGCGAAACGAAAGCCCACTCGCGAGTCACCTCTTGTGGCCGGGGATTCTTGACGACGCCCGGCCCGAGGAGCGCGCGCTCGGGATTGAGGCTGGGCTGGCCTGGGGGATCGCCGCCGAGGCGACGGTGGTTTATTGCGACCGGGGGATCAGCCAGGGGATGCTCCAGGGTATCAATCGGGCCAGCGTGGAAGGCCGCCCTATCGAGCGGCGCTGGCTGTACGTGCGCCCGAACGAAAAAGCCGGGGCCACCTAGCCCCGGCCATTCTAAACGCACCAGCGAGCCTCCTAAGCCGCCGTCCCATAATACCGGGTGGGTTCCCCTTTGGCCTTCTCCTTGCGGAGCTTCAGCCCGGCCGACTTCGCCATTTGCGGCATCGAGACCGCCGGCCAGTCGGTGGCCTTGAGGACGTCGGCCGTGGTGCAACCCTCCTTGCGGGTCAACAGGCCGGCCACAATTTCCAACTTGGAACCAGGACGGATGCCTGGGATCGCCTTTGCGGTCTGCTTGGCCTTAGCCGGCTTCGCCGGTGCGGCCTTCTTGGGTGCGGCCTTGGTCGTCGCCCGCTTGACGCGCAAGGCCTTCACCTGATCGGCCTTCGTGGTGGTGTGGTGGGTAGCAGCACTCATGGTACTCTCCTTCGGGGTTGCGGCAGCCTTGGCCGCCTGTTTGAGTTCATTCAGCCGCGCTAAGCGCTCGGCCTTCTTCTTCGCCTCCGCGTCGGCCAGCTCCTTGCGGAGCTTTCTGGTCGCCGGGTCCTCCTCCTTCTTCGAAGATTGTTCGAAGTGCATCGAGTGCGTGGGTCGAGGCCGCTTGCCTTTCCACGCGTTCTTCCTCTCCTCCGGGGCGATGATCGCGGTGGGCGGCAATCCGTCCGCCACCATGAGTTTCTGGCCCGGAAGCATCTGCTCCAACAATTCGACCGCCTGATCGCTTACGCTCTGGTTCTCCGTGATCCGATCGGCCGGCCCGAGTAGCATCGCGTCCAGCTTTCGGCCCTGCAGGAAGGCCAACGCTTGATCTAGTTTCTGGTTCGTCATCGTTCTCTTCCCTGGTTGCGACGGCGATGATCCGGCCGCCGTGGATGTAGTAGGTCCGCCCCGTGTGGGGGGCGGTCTCGATCTCGACCTCGCGCAGCTTGATTGAGAAGAAGCCCTCGGCCGCGCATTCGATCCTCAGCGTCACTGCTAAACCTCCTTTTGAAAAATTAGCGCCCGCCGAAGCGGGCGCCGAGTTTGGGGGTTGAAACTAGGCGACCTTGTCGAGGATCGCCTGGGCCTGCTTCTCCTGCTCCAGCCGGTCGTCGGTGTTCAGGGCGTTGCGGGCATTGGCAGTAATGGCTTGAGCAAAATCCCAAGCCGAGCGCGGCGGGTGGCCTTCCTCCTTCTCGCCCTGCTCCAAGATCGACTTGGCCTTCGATAGGGAGAACTTGCGGGCAGTGAGGAACTCGACGGCCTTCTCATGGTCGTCGGCGACCTTCGTCGCCTTCGCCAGCTTGACGCCCTCGATCAGCTTGTCCGAAGACCCGCTGGCGTAGGAGTTGAGCGCGGGGACCGCCTGCTGCAGCCAGCGATCCGGGGCGAGCCGCGTGTGGTTGATCTTGATCTCGTCGAAGTTCTCGACGCCCCAGAGGTTGCGGTTCATGCAGACCGCGCGGAGATAGAAGCACGCCAATTTGAGGCTGCGCGATCCCATCTCGCTGTTCTGGATGTAGAAACCCCTGAACATCAAATCGGGCTCGCCGGACGCCAGCTTGCCGACCTCGATCGGGTTGCGATCGTCGACGAGGAACATGAAGACGTCCCGATCCGAAGCGTAGAGGCTGGTCGAGTCCTTGGTGACCGGCGCGTCGGGGTTGTACATGTTGGTGTTCCAGTCGAGCACGCCGGGAATCTTCCAGCGCATCTCGCCGCGGCCGCTGCCCGCGACCTGCCGCACCGCCTCCACCACCTCGAAGTCGGGGATGCGGCCGTAGTCGGGGCCGGTCGCCGCGTATAGCTCGGTGGAGCCGCCATATAACTTCACCTCCTCGATCTCGCGCGCATGGCGAAGCCTCCAGGTCAGCACGTCGCTGACGAGCGGGCTAGGCAATTCGCGGAGGAAGGAGGCCGGGGACTTCGCGAGGCCGGCGAGCTGGCCGAAGGCCCAGTGCGTCGGCGCGATCTCGCGGGCGTCCTTGGTGTCGCCGAGGTCGACGGTGACTCCGACCGTGAGGCGGTGCAGGTCCGCCTGCTCCTTGATCTCCGGGGCGATCAGTTCGAAGGCGTCGGTCTTGGCTCTGGTCTGGAAAGCGCCCATCCAGAACTGGCGCTTGTAGTCGTGGAGGTCATCGAGGGAGAGGAATCGCTGGTCCGCGGGGCGGGCCATCCATTGCATCGAGACCTCGCCGTTGTGGCCGCCGCGGGTCGGGTCGACTCGGTAGGCCGTGCTGGTTTCGCTGCTCTTGGTGACGTCTAGCATGGGTATCTCCTGCTGGGCCGGAAGGCTTAATTGCCGCCGGGCCGATCTGGGGAAAAAAGTCGCCAAATCGCAGGACAATAAATGCGTGGTTTCGGCTAGATGTCCACTGAATTGTGGGGTGGGTCAGCCGCCCTTTTCGGGGCTCAATACGCCAAACTGGACGGTTTCGGCTCCGACCGGGCCGGTTTTGCCCACCCGGGCAGCCTTCCAGCGCCGCAGGGTCTCCAGCACCGGCTCGTTCGGCGCCAGCTCCAGGTAGCCGGCCCGGGCCAGCTCCTCGGCCGCGGCTGCGAGCAGGACGGCGATCGCGTGGCGCCCGGCGCAGGTGGCGATCGAGTGGGTCGGGCGGGAGTGGCGCGTCGCCGGTTCGATCAGATGGTACGCGGTGAGCACCGCGCGAGACTTGACGTGCTCTCCGGCGATGATCGGCACGAGCGCGCCGTCGATGTGCAGCATGAGAAGGGAACGCTGCGCGAAGGTCATGCGGAGAATCTTGTGGTTGGAAATCATTTGTGATGCCTCTCCCGCTGGGGGCGCCACCTTTACCGCCACGGCCAGGTTTGTCCAGTGGCGCTTAGGAACTTTTTTCTATAAAAGGTCGAGTCGGAATGTTACGGAGTGGTACATGGACGTCATCATCCTAACCGTCGACATCGCCCGCATGATCGCGTGGCTCTTGCTTATCCCGCTTGGCATCATGTGCGGCGTGCTCGGCATCCTGTCGTACCTGACGGATCATAGCGGCGGGGCCGAGCTGGTCATGATCGCGCTCGCCTGCCTCGCGCTCAGCTGGTTGGTGGGTGCGCTATGACAAAGATGACGACCAGAGCTGACAGGGTGCTTCCGGGCGACAGGATCGATGGGCAGAAAGTCGTTTTTGCAATTCCGAATGTTCTTCGATTGGGAAAAACAGAAGTAAAATTCGAGGATGGCCGAACCGAGTTTTTAAGGAATGAGCGGATCATCATAGTGGAACGGCCATGATCGACAATTGTTCACAAGCTTGCCCGCCGGCGCCCGCTCGCTTATCCTGCGATCGAGCGGGGGATTCCATGATGATCGGCAGCAAGGCCTACCTGAAGCGCCACAGGCAGCACGACGGCAAGCCATGCCCCTACTGCGAGCGCCCGATGAGCGTCGACCACGTCGACATCTGCCCGACCAGGGACCACCACCCGGTCCCGCGCTCGAAGGGCGGGACGCGCACGCTGGTCTGCTGCCGGGTCTGCAACATGGTCAAGGCCGATCGCACGGCGGCGGAGTGGGAGGAGTTCATGGCTGATAACCCCGGCTGGTGGCTCGACGGAGCCCGCAAGCAGCGCAGGGCCGAGGCTCGCAAGCGCCAGAAGAGAGCGCGAGGCCTGCGCCAACCAGAACGGCCATCGACGCCGATGGCGGACCCGCTGCGGAGTTTGCTGAAGAAGACCGACGAAGGGAGCATCGAATGCTGACTTCCCCTGCAACAGAACACGAAGCGATCCGCCGCCTGCGCGCCTCCGTGACTGGGGACGATCCCACGCTAGAATTCGGCGATCATAGCCCGTTCGACGACATCAAAGTTCTACTGGCCGAATATGATCGGCTCTGTGTTGCCCAAGGACACGCCCAGCCAGTGCAGGACACCTATTTGGTCGGCGGCCCTCCTGACCTCAAAGCTATGTCAGGCTCGACTGAGGACGACAGAATAATCCAACTGCATTTTCGCCGGCCGGCCACTGAGGATGATCGGAAGTGGCTGCTTGACGCGATTAACGCCGCCCTCGGCTTTCCTGCCCAACAACACAACACGGTCATCTCGCGGGAGGCATTCGATAAGTTCATTGAGACTTGCGAAAATCCTCCCGCGCCAACTGAGGAACTGAAAGCGATGTTCCGAGAGTTCGGGCGGTTCGCTGCTCCTGCCCAATCAACGTCCGTCGCTCAGTTAACGCAGCAACTTATACATCAAGCGGACAAGATCGCAGAGATGGACGACGAGTTACAGAGACTTCGTGCCCAAACACCGGCACAAGAGGATGCGCGCCCGAAGCTGAAAGAACTCCTGCGCCTGTTCAAAGATGACTTCCTAAGCGATGACGAAACTATCGAAGGCATCTTTCAGGAGGTGGGCGCTATTGCCCAACGCCACGCTCCGACCGAGAACGCTATCCATAACGCGATCGCTAATGCCCTCGCGGGAGGCACCACTTACAGCAACGTGCGCCATGCCGCCCGCGATGTTTTGGCTCTCATACCTGTTGCATCGACTGATAGGACCGCCAAAGAGCCGGCATGGGACGATCTGCTTTGCAATCTCAAGGACCTGATCAACGCTGGCCGGGCTGCCGAAGCGACATCTAACAGCATAGCCTGCATGATTATCAATAAGCTGCTGGCGAAGCGGCTTCTGCCGCCTCCGTCGACTGATAGTAAAGCGAAGTCGGTCGAAATGTGGAATTCCCGCACCGTGGCTCCGGCACATGGCCAATCCGTTGATAAATCTGGAGGCGGTGCGTGAGTATGATGGATATGGATTCACTGGCCGCCGCCTTCAAAAAACATATAGAGGGTAGCGACAAATTCACCCGTAGGATGGCCATTGCCTTGGCTCGTATGGACGGGACCACGCCGAAACAGCTTGTTTTGCGGTGCGAGCGCTTGGGGCTTCTCAAGCCCGGTTCTTGGGAGTGGTTTGCCGACAATGGCGGTATCACCAAACATCACGTAGACGAGGCTCTTACCAGATGCTGAGGATCGGTCAGAAGGTGACGCAAGTCCGCGACATCAGGTGGGTGTCCATAAACGGCGAGATCACTCCGAGCTTCGGCGTCGTCTACACCATTCGCACCATCCATGAGGTCGACGGCAAGCCATACCTGCGGTTCTACGAGATCAAGAACCAGCCCCGCAAGTACCTGGACTGCGACGCTGAGATGGCCTTCGGAGCATGGGCGTTCAGACCTGTATGCGACCGCCCCACAGACATCTCAATATTCAAGAAGGCCCTGGAGCCAGGATCAATCATCGCCGGCATGTTCATGGAGGCGATCGAGCAAACAGGGGTGCTGCGCGTCATCCCGCCGCCGCCCGGCTATTCGAGACTAATTTAGTGCCCAAGGGAACCAGATACGGCGGACGCCAGAAGGGCTCGCTCAACAAGCGAACAATAGCCCAACTGCGCGAGGCGTCAGAGCAGGTCGGAGCGATCAAGCGCTCGGGCCAGAAGAAGGCGACCGAGGTGCTCAACGAGCTGATGATGCTGGCGATGAACTACGCGGCGCGGCACCACAACAAGCTGATGGCGTCCGCCAACATGAACCAGCCGTTCGACCCGCTGGACTATGAGCGGTTCGTGGAGGGCATGGAGCTGGCGGGGACGTTCGCGAAGAACCTGGCACCGTACCAGGACCCGACGTTCTCGACGATCAAGGTGACGATGCCGGCGCCCGAGCCGGTCGTGGATGCGGCGGCCAAGGGCAAGGTGCTCGTGATAGACGACGCGGCCGCGGCGACGCGGGTATACCAGCAGATGGTGAGGAGGATCGCGTGACCTGGCCTCAGGCATTTCATGACGTAGGGATGGCGTTTTGTGTGGCCGCAGCTGTCTGCGTTTTCTTTTGGGCGTTAGGGAAATTGGGAAGCAAATGACCTGGAACCCCTACGAGGAGCTGGGCCTGGAGCCGAACGCGCGCAAGCCGGCGATCCGCGCCGCCTACCGCAAGCGATGCATGGAGACCCACCCCGACACTGGGGGCAGCGAGGAAGCCTTCGCCAAGGTGGCGCTGGCCTACGCGATCCTTACGAACAGCGGCAAGCGCAAGAAGTTTGACGACACGGGCGTGGCCGAGGAGCCCGAGCCGGACCAGACGCGGCCGGCGGCGCTGGGCCTGATCGCCGAGGCGCTCAACCAGCTGGTGCAGCAGTTCCAGCAGAGCGGCTTCCACCCGAGCAAGGACCCGGAGAAGATCGACGTGCTGCGTGTGGTGGCCGCCGGCATCCAGGACGAGCTGGGCAAGTCGAGGAAGGCCTGCTCCGATCTGGAGCGCTGCGTCAAGACGGCCCACGGCATGGTCGAGCGCCTCAAGCGCAAGCACAAGGGCGACGGAGAGGACCCGCTCGCGCGGGCGCTGCAGACGAGCGCTGCCAGGGCCGAGGAATCGATCGCTAACAACCGCAAAGCCATCAAGATTCGCGAGGCCGCGCTGGCGCTGCTCAAGGAGTACAACTACAGCTTCGAGCAGGTGATGATGATAAATGCCGGCCCGACCACCACGTTCGCCTGGAGCACGACATGAAACCAAAGCAGCCATCCCTTCACCTGCCAGGTTGGCCCGAATGTCGCTTCTACGGCGAGGCGAAAACTGATGGCCTTGGCTTTTGGTGGTACGAGGAGCCCCCGCAGGAAGACGGATCAATCCTGAAGCGGCCTCTGATGTCCTACAAGGGTGAGGCCCGGGGATGAGCAGAAATATGATCGCGCGGCACCAGAGGTTCATGCGGAACGGCTACAGCATCCCGAATCTGATGTGGTGGATGTTCTGGCCGCTCGGGGCCGTCAGAACGGTCCGAAGGGGGCCTGAAACGGTCCAGCTGCTCAAGCCGGAGATCAAGGCGGCCCGCATCGAGCGCCAGTACGCCATCACGAACCGCGACGAGTGGATGGCGCTGATGCTGGAGTTCGGGGTGGTGAGGCCGTCATGATCGACCTGTTCTTCTACCCGGCATGGAAGGACGCGTCGAACCAGGCGATCGCCGAGTTCAGGCTGCGCTGGATCATAACCGCGGGCTCGACCGTGACCATCGCCTGCTTTCGGTGGCCGGTATCCGACGGGGCGTTCTGGCCAATCGCCAACGATTTTGGTCCCTGGAATGTTGCTTAAGCCGATCAAGTGGGACTGGAAGAACCCCGACTACGCGCTGGCGATGAACACCCGCATGGAAAACCTGAAGCGGCTGCGCGAGCACCCCGAGGTCGTGCCGGCCTACATGGACCACTACCGCACCGCGCCGGCCGACTTCATCTGCGACTGGGGCATGATGCACGAACCGCGCAACGTCGAGATCGGCCTGCCGGCGGCGATCCCTTTCATCATGTTCCCGAAGCAGCGCGAGTTCGTCGAGTACGTGATCGACAAGTGGCGCAACCGCCGCCCCGGCCTGATCGAGAAGTCCCGCGACGTGGGCGCGACCTGGCTGTCGATGGCGCTGTCATGCACGCTCTGCCTGCTCTACGAGGGGCTGTCGATCGGGTTCGGTTCGCGCAAGGGCGAGTACGTCGACAAGATCGGTACGCTCAAGCCTATCTTCCCCAAGGGCCGGACCTTCATGGAAAACCTGCCCATTGAGTTCAAGGGCGACTGGGTGGCGTGGCGCGACGCCCCGTTCATGCGGATCACGTTCCCGAACACCGGCTCGCTGATCGCGGGAGAAGGCGGCGACGACATCGGCCGCGGCGACCGCACCAGCATCTACTTCGTGGACGAGGCGGCCCATCTGCCGCGGCCCGAGCTGGTCGAGGCCTCGCTGTCGCAGACCACCAACTGCCGGATCGACATGTCGTCGGTGCGCGGCATGGCGAACCCGTTCGCCCAGAAGCGCTGGGGCGGCAAGATCGACGTGTTCATCTTCGACTGGCGCGACGACCCTCGGAAGGACCAGGCGTGGTACGACAAGCAGTGCGCGGAGCTAGACCCGGTCGTGGTGGCGCAGGAGATCGACCGCGACTACGCGGCCTCTGTCAAGGGCGTGGTGATCCCCGGCATCTGGGTGCGCGCGGCGATCGGCGCCTGCGAGAAGCTCGGCATCGCGCCGGCTGGGCGCAAGGCGATCGCGTTCGACGTGGCCGACGAGGGCGATGACAAGAACGCGGTCTGCATCTGCAAGGGCATCGAGGTGCTGGAGACCGAGGAGTGGAGCGGCAAGGGCTCGGACATCTTCTCGTCGACGGAGTACGTGTTCGACCTCTGCGATGACCACGAGCTGACCGAGTTCCGCTACGACGCCGACGGCCTCGGGGCTGGCGTGGGCGGCGACTCCAGGGTGATCAACGAGCGGCGCCAGCGGGCCAAGGCTCGGATGGTCAAGGCCATAGGCTACCGAGGCTCGGTGGGTGTGGTGGACCCGGAGGGCATCGTCGAGGGCACGATCGGCCTCTCGGGAGACACCGGCCGCACTAACGAGGATTACTTCGCCAACCACAAGGCACAATCGTGGTGGGCGCTGCGGAAGCGATTTCAGAAGACCTACCGCGCCGTGCGGCACATGGAGACCGGCGGCGCCGAGGGCACGCCGTGCAAGGTCGACGACATGGTCTCGCTCAGCCGCAACAACCCGAACCTGATGAAGCTGGTGGCGGAGCTGTCGCAGGCGACCTACAAGCAGAACGACCTCGGCAAGATCGTGATCGAAAAGAAGCCGGAGGGCACCAAGAGCCCGAACCAGGCGGACGCGGTCGTGATCCGCTACGCGCCGATGCCGCCGGAGCCGATCGAGGTGACCGGATCGATGCTGCAGCAGATCGCGCGGGCCGGCCGGATTTAAAAGTGATTTTAAATGGATTTTAAAATGCCGCGCCAGCCCCCGAAGCGGGAAGGGCGCCTGCCTCGGCGAGCGATGGCCGCACTGGATAGAGGTCAAAGAAGCTCTAGCTTTTGGGGAAAAAAGTTCCTAAGCTGGCGGGATGGCACATCATCTGGCAAATCTAATGTTCAACGTCGGCATGATCGGCGGCATCCTCCTGCTTTTCATGGCGCTGATCGGCTACACGCTCGGAGGAAGGTGAACAATGAGCAACGAGCCCGTCCAGATCAGCCGACGCTTCTTCCTGCTGGCCGCCGCAGCGACCGCGGCGACGTTCGCCGTTCCGATGGTGCCGGCGAACGAGCTGGTGCGGCTGCCCTCGCCGCACCCGTACCTGCGCCGCAAGATTTACGACATGATGGTCGGCTTCGAGCTGCCGCTCGACCCGAAGGGCCGCGCGCTGCTGGCTTCCGACGGCGCCGCGCTCATCCACGTGAGGCGCCTGAACGTAGCCGAGCCGGACCTGCACTACATGGGCATTAACATACGCGGTTGCTATCGATGGCGAGCGCTGGCGGACGAGGATATGCTGCTGTCGGTGCCGACCAGCCCCATCAACATCGCGATCGACTACACGCGGCCGGAGCTGTCCAGGATTCCGGTCCACATCGATATGTTGTGCCTCGACAAGGTCGACAATGGCCCGCCGATCCAGCTGATCGAGACGTGGCGAATCGTCGACGGCGTCTACGATCCGCCGGTCGTTAGTTTCTTTGAGCCGGACAACAGCCTCAAGGCACGGCAGGAGCGCGAGCGCCAGAAGCAGGAAGCGATCGCATCCTCGGCCTCTGCGTGGTCGGACGACTACGACGAGACAGAGTATTGGGACGGCGACGAGGACGAGGACAAGCCGTACCACGAGAGCTACCTGACCAAGGTGCGGCGCTACATCACGGGGACCTGAGATGCTCGACCCTAAGATCGTCGAGGAGTTGGCGAAGAAAATCCAGGCCTCGGTTCTCCCGTGGCCGGATGGATTGCCGGGGAATCACTACTCCGCGGCTTTATGCCTTGTCCTGGCGAACAACATCATTAACGCGTGCGACGCCGATGTGGAGCAACAGGACTGGAGGATCGACTGGATCGTCCACTACATCCAGGAGACCCTAGCGACAAACGGAAAGCGCCAGGCGGTAAAAACGGTGAAGGGAACGATGCAATGACGACCGAAACATTCACCAACGAGCAGATCGACGGCTGGCTCTTAGAGATCAGCACAGAGCATGTTGGCCGTAATTATGCCCTCGCCTACAAAATTGGATTCTTGCAGGGCCTCACGGCCGTCCAGGTCAAGATGGACGACGAGATCAAGCGGCGGAAAAAGGAGGAGCAGGAGGCCCGCGAGGCCTCTCCCGGAGCCGGCTATTCCCCTCCCTGGTGCGGACACACAAGCTCATGACCGCGACCCTGATCCGATTCCCGATCGAGAAGGCTATGAGGCGCGGCTCGATCGACGCCGAGGCCACCATCCTCCCGCTACCGAAGCGCAAGGACGAAGTCGCCCTGCTCTGCGAGGCATCGTTCGAGGCCATGCAGTTATCGTGGAAGATGCTGCTGGCAGGCATCGACGGGAGCTGGACATGAAAACATGCAGCCACTGCCTCCAGCGCAAACCCCTCGACGACTACTACGCCGCCGATGGCAATAGCGACGGTAAGATGGGGAAATGCAAGAAGTGCCACCGAACCCGGCAGCAGACCCTTCGCAAGCGCTACGGCGACAGGCTCATGGTCCAGAGCGAGCATGCGCCAAGGACCAGGCCGTCCATCGGGGAGACAAAATAATGCTGAGTCAATTCCTCCACCGTCGCCGCCAGGTCTTGAAAAGTGTGGTAATCATCGCGCACGTTCGGCATCACCATCATCCTCACCCGAATCGGAGACACATCATGGGCATCAAGGTAACGGTCGGTCACTCGGTCGCGTATTCGCTGGCGTTCTTCGACACGAACGGCAATCCCATGATCGTCACGCCGAAGCCCGACGCGGCCCCGGCCTGGACGAACACCACGCCTGCCACGGAGACGGTCACGGCGTCCGCGGACGGCCTGACGGCCACCGGCGTCGCGCTCGCGGCCGGAACCGACGTCGTCAGCGTCGCGCTAGCGGTGGGCGGTGCCAGCTTCTCGGCCTTGATCGACGTTGAGGTCGACGCCGCGCCGCAAGTCCTCGGTTCTGTCCAGATCGTCGCAACCGCGTCCTGATGGACCTGAACGACCGCGAGGCCGCCCTGGTCGCCTTCGGCTTCTGGGTGCTCGTGGTCATCGCGGTGCTGGTCATCGCGCACTGGCTTACTGGAGGCTGGATATGAAGAAGCTCCTCGCCGCTACCCTCACGCTGATCCTTTTGGCCGGCCCCGCGCTCGCGCACGGGGGCGGCGGTGGGGGAGGCGGCGCTGGTTGCGGCGCTGGTGGCGGTGGCGGGGCCGGTGGTGGCTCCGGCGGCGGAGGGGGCGGGTCAGGTGGCGGGGGAGGCGGAGGCGGCTCAGGAGGCGGCGGTGGCGGTTCTGGAGGGGGTTCAGGAGGCGGAGGCGCGGGCGCTGGCGGCGGTGGAGGTTCAGGTGGCGGCGGTGCTGGTGGAGGAGGCGGCGCGGGAGCTGGCTCTGGAGGCGCGGGAGGCGGCGCTGGCGCTGGAGCTGGTGGTGGAGGCGGTGGAGCTGGCGGCGCTGGTGGCGGTTCGGGTGGCGCTTACAGTGGCGGATCGGGCGGAGGCGGCTCTGAAATCTGCTACGTCGGATGGCCCTTCGGGTACCAGGTAGCGTGCCCGCGGCATCATCGCCGGCATTGACCGACGTTCATCTTGATGCAAGATGCCGTTTCATCTTGAACCAAGAGAACGATTCGAATGACGGAAACGGTCGAGGTTCCCAAGCTCTACGTCATCGCGCGTTCTCGCGGTCACCGCGTTACCAAAATCGGCCTCACCTACCGCGACATCGACAAGAGGCTTCGGCAGCTGCAGACCGGCAACGGCCATAAGCTGAAGATTTTCGCCGCCTATGAGATGCCCGACCAGGAGACGGCTACTCGGTTCGAATGGGAGATAATCTCCGACCTGAAAACGGACGCCAAAACGGTAGGGGAATGGGTAAGCAAAACGCCGCTAGAGGTGATCGAAGCGATCGAAGCAAAGATGTTCAGAGAGCATCTTAAGATCAAGAAGGTTCATCATGGCCCCCAATGGGGCGGCGCTCGCCACCATAAATCAGAAGAAGCACCGATAACGCCAGCATCTCCGGCTCCTACGTCTATCATGTCGGAAACCGTACCAGCCGAGCCAAAAGATAAGGTCGATCCCAACCGCTGGATGGAGATGCTGCCGCAGATCACCGAGGTCTTCGAGCGCTACTCGCAGCGCGTCGAGCGCACCAGGGACAACTCGCCGTTCCGGCTGCCGGATTTCCCGAAGGCTGCGGTCCCGGCCACGATGTCGATGGCGATGGACAGCGCCCTGATGGGCAACCTCAGCTTCTGCAGCGACGCGTGGGCGGCCGGCGGCAGCTTCGACAACTTCCCCGGCGACGGCAATGGCTTCCTTGGCTACAGCTTCCTAAGCGCCCTGGCGCAGCGGCCCGAGTATCGGGTGATGGCCGAGACGATCGCCGACGATGCGACGAGAGAATGGATTGATTTTGATGTGGTCGGCGACGAGAAGGCCAACCAGGAGGAGGCCGAGAAAGACCCGGAGGGCTTCGCCGAGCGCATGGCCGATCCGGACGAGAAGAGGAAGCGCGTCAAGGAGGCCGGCAAGACCGACAAGGTCAAGGCGCTGCAGGACGACCAGCTCCGGCTGGAGGTCGCGCACCGCTTCCACGCGCAGTCGCGCAACAACGGCTTCTTCGGCCGGTCGCACCTGCTGCTGGACATCTGGACCAACAACATCGAGCCGACGGCGGACGAGATGAAGACGGCGATCGGCACCGGCGTCGCCGATGACGCAGTCAGCCGGAGCAAGGTCACGCCCGGCTCGTTCAAGCGGCTGCAAACGATCGAGCCGGTCTGGACCTACCCGCTGGCCTACAACGCGTGGGACCCGACGCGGGCGGACTGGTACAACCCGCAGGTCTGGTTCGTGATGGGCAAGGAGTTCCACGGCTCGCGGCTGCAGACGTTCATCGCGCACCCGGTGCCGGACATGCTCAAGCCGGCCTACGCTTTCGGCGGCATATCGCTGTCGGAGATGGCCAAGCCATACGTCGACATCTGGCTGCAGACCCGCTCCTCGGTGGCGCAGCTGATCCACTCGTTCTCGGTGATGGTGCTCAAGACCGACCTGTCGACGCTGTTGAACAACAACAACGCGGCGCAGATGCTGTCCCGCGTCGCGATGTTCAACATGATGCGCGACAACGCCAACACCTACGTGATCAACGAAGCGACCGAGGACTTCGCCAACGTGTCCGCGCCGCTGAGCGGGCTGCACGAGCTGCAGGCGCAGGCGCAGGAGCACATGGCGAGCGTGCACCGCATCCCGCTCGTGAAGTTCACCGGCATCCAGCCCTCGGGGCTGAACGCGTCGAGCGAGGGCGAGATCAAGACCTACGACGACACGATCGCGGCCTACCAGAAGCGGGTGCTGGACCCGAACCTGCGGCGGATCATCAACTTCGAGCAGCTGTCGCTGTGGGGCGAGATCGACCCCGAGATCACCTTCACATGGAAGCCGCTGCGCGAGATGACGCTGGCGGAGAAGGGCCAGAAGGAGAAGGACGACGCCGACCGCAACCAGAAGTACGTCGACATGGGCGCGCTGGCGCCGGGCGAGATCAGGAAGGCGATCATCGAGGACCCGGACCTGCCCTATACCGGGCTCGACCCCGACGACGTGCCGGAGCCGCCGGCCGAGGAGGGCCTGCTCGGGCCGGGCGCGGGAGGGAGCGCCACCGAGTTCGAGAAAGAGGCCGACGGGCAAGGCGGAGAGGGAGGCGGGGCTAACGATGCCGCCGGCCCTTTTGGCGCCACTGACGAGGCCTCCTTCGAGGAGTCCAAGCATCCCCGGGCGCCAGATGGCAAGTTCACCTCTGGAGGCGGCGGCGGGGGATCGACGCCCGCATTCAAATCGAAAAAGGAGCACGCCGCGCACCTGCTCACGAAGGGGACTACGACGCAGGAGATGCTGGCGGCGCTGAACTGGCCGACTATCTCGATGCCTCAGATGGCGAAAACCCTCGGCATGAAGTTGGAGAAAACCAAGGAGGGCGGCGTCACCAAATACAAGGGCGTGAAGATGACGCCGGAGGAACTGGCCGCGGCCAAAGCCGAGGCTGCCAAATCGAAACCCGAGCCTCAGAAGGTCGAGATCAAGCAGGAGCCACCAAAGGCGCCAGCGCCGCCACCTGCCACGAAGCACGGTCCAGCGACCGCGGGAGAGCTGGAAAAGGCGAAAAAGAATGTGCCGCTGAAAATTCAATATGTCCCGGGGGCGCCCCAGGACAGCCTGAAGGCGCAAGGATTAGTCAACGAGTTCAACGCTAAGTGGCTCAATAAAACCACGCCAGATAAGCTGCAAGAGAAGGTCAACGACTTCAAAGACCTCGTCGAGGCAATGAAGCCGCTGCAGAGCGAACAGCAAAAGGCAGCTGCAGCAAAGCTAGAGGCCGAGAAAGCCCAGGCAGCCGCCCACGCAAAGGCACTCGCGGACAAGGCCGTCGCGCTCGCCAAGGAAAAGGCCGAAAAGAACAAGAAATACATCAAGGAACTCGGCATATCCGAGACCCAGGCCGAGGGCTTCGACGCTCTGGCGAAGATGATGGGCAAGGCGGACCTGGTCGAGGACTTCCAGAAGTATGCAAAGGAGGCCGAGGCATACGGATACCCGATCTCCGGCTTCGAATGCGCGCTGATAAAGAACTATAGCGACGGGGGTTTCGGCCAGGTCAACGCCGCGCTGCGCTCCGACAAATGGACCCCGGCCCAGCACGTCTACGTCGCGATGGTCAACAAGGCACTCAAGTCGATGCCGAGCTACCAGGGCGAACCCCTCATCCGCAACACGAACTTGTCTCAGGAGCAGATCGCCTACTACGCCGAGGGCCATATCATTCAGGAAAAGGCTCTAATGAGCACAAGCAAGAAGAAGCCGAACGGCGTCTTTAGCGGCAACGTGCGGTTCGTCGTGACGCCCACCAAGGGAAGTTCACGAGCGGCCGACATCAAGAAGCTGTCGGTCCACGGCGGCGAGGATGAGGTAGTCTTCGCCGGACGCACCTATTTCAAGGTTGGCAAGGTAGAGAAGCTGTCCCAGGCGCTGTCGACCGGCGCCACCACCGTGATTCACCTGGAGGAATGGCATGAACTCTGACAAGGCAAAGTGGGCACCGGGTGAGATGGCTGATGGCTCGATCTCGATCATGACGCCGGAGGAGGCCTCGCGGTCGATCGCCGATCGCGACGCCGAGGAAGAGGCGTTTGAATCGGTGCTCGGCGGCGATTCGGACGATGATCTGCGAGCCGACTACGAGGCCGCAGCCGAGGGCGAGGACCTTGAAGAAGAGTAAGCCGCTCCGGCCCGTGCACCCCAACGCCGGCATCCAGGCCGACTACCGCCGCCGGATCGCGGCTCTGGTCGAGGCTATGGCGCGGTCCTACGCGCACTGGATCAAGGCGCAGTACCGGGACAATCCGCCGCGGCTGGCGATGGACGCGACGCCGGCCAAGGAGCTGCAGCGCGAGCTTTCCTACCTCGGCAAGCGCTGGGAGAAGCGGATCAACGAGACGGCGCCGAAGCTGGCGCGCTGGTTCGCCAAGTCGGCCGAGCGTCGGTCCGCGGCGTCGCTCAAGCGCATCCTCGGCGATTCCGGGATGACGATCGCCTTCAACATGACGCCCACCATGCGCGACGCCTACGAGGCGACGATCGCGGAGAACGTCGGGCTGATCCGCTCGATCGCGCAGAAGTATCATTCGGACGTCGAGGGCCTGGTGATGCGCTCGGTCACCGCCGGCCGCGACCTCGGCTCGCTGACGAAGATGCTGGAGGCGCGCTATGACCTGACGCGGGCGCGCGCCGCGCTGATCGCCCGAGATCAAAACAACAAGGCGACTTCAGTGTTCGTCCGCGTGCGCCAGGTCGAACTGGGCCTGAAGGCGGTCTGGCTTCACTCCCACGGCGGCAAGGAGCCGCGCCCGACCCACCTCGCCAACTCCGGCAAGGAGTACGATCCGGCGAAGGGCTGGTTCGATCCCGATCCCAAGGTGAACGACTACATCTGGCCGGGGACGCTGATCAACTGCCGCTGCGTGAGCCGGTCGGTCATCAAAGGCTTCAGCTGATGCCAAAACGTCACTCGTGACGAAAATCCGACGGCTGTGAGGCCATGGTGTGGCAACCTTCCCCAAACGTGGTTGAATAGCTTAAGGGATTCGAATCGGGGGAAGGGGCCATGAATGAGATCGTATTCAAGACGTTTATGACGTTCGTCGTGCTGGTCGCGATCTGCTCGCTCATCATGCTGATCGAGCTGTCGTCGGAGGTGTGGCGGGAGCGGGCGACTAAGGCGTTCATGGGCCTGCTCAGCCTCGCGATCGTCACCGCGGTCATCTATCTTTTTTTGGCTGGCTTTGGCGAAGTCGCCGCGCACGACCCCCTCCACCATCGCGTCGACCTGAATGACTGGTTCAATCAGCTCCACTCGCAGGGCGCACCGGACGGCAGCCGAAAGGCGCGTTGCTGCTCGAACCAGGACGGCGCGCTTGTCAAGGACGCCGAATGGGACACCTACAGGGACGAGCGCGGGGCCAACCACTACAAGGTGATGATCGAGCAGAAGTGGATCAACGTGCCCGACGAGGCCGTCGTCACCGATCCGAACAAGTACGGTCCGGCGATGGTGTGGGGAAGCCGCGAATGGTACGGCGACACGGGCAGCTATCACATCCGCTGCTTCATGCCGGGGATGATGGGGTGAATCATGTGGTTCCTGGTCCTGCTGACTTGTTCATCCACCGAATACACGCACAAGCTTCAGTGCGAGGCTCACGCCCTGGCTCAAGCGTATGAGTTTCAAGGCGAGTGCGCCGGCGATGGAGTCCAGTTGGTCCATCGGTTGCACAAGTTCGAAGGTTACGAATGCGTTAGGATCGCAAAATCCGATGGAGGTAGATGACGTGGACATCAGGGTCAAAATGACTCTGAGCGAGGAACAGGCCAACTACATCGATGCCTGCTGCCGCATCCGTCAGATTTCCCGGCGGCGCCTGGTCCAGAGGCTGATGAAGGTCATCATCAAGGACATGCTGGTGCAGTCGATCCTGGACGACGAGGGCAACCCGAGGGCGAAGCTGCCCGGAGAGCAGCGCATCCGGTTTGTGCGGAATCGGGTCGCGTGATAAACGCGACGCCATGCCGTCAGTGAGCGAGAAGCAGCATAACGCGATGGAGGCCGCAGCGCACGGCCACTCGACGCTCGGCATTCCGAAGAAGGTGGGCGAGGAGTTCGTCGCCGCCGACGAATCGGCCCCCAAGAACGACCGCTCGATCTTCGAGTATATGGAGCCGCCGAAGAACGCGGCGCCGGAGATGCGCGACCAGCACGCGCAGTGCTACGCCTGCCGGATGCTGGTTCCGAAGGACGCGATGCCGGCGGAGGGCAAGCACAAGAAGGGCTGCGACCTCTGCGTGGTGCTGGGATCGCAGGAGGCCGTTGATGGCGGCGAAGACTGCGGGTCGTGCGGCGAGTTCGCGTCCTGGCCCACGCCGGACGCCACGCCGGACCCAGGCGTCGTCAAGGAGCACGCCGGCAAGCTGGCCGAGGGCGCGGGGGGTTCCGCGTCCAAGGAGGAGGTCGGCTACGTCGAGCGCGCGGTGCGCTGCGAGAACTGCTTCTACGGCGGCAACGAGAAGTGCGGCTGGTACGAGGAGCTGAACGAGAAGCTCGGCGATTACTTCCACGAGGACCGGCCGATCGAGCCGAAGGCGTGCTGCAACTCGCAGACGCCGAAGAAGAGTGACTCAGATCGAGTCAGTCAGGCGCAGGACTCCGCGATGGCGATGGACAGGTCGTTCGGCCCGCGCGCTGATTCGCGATTCGAGATCGCGATGGACCGCGACTCGGTCCGCGAGAAGACCCGCGACGGCCGGCTGATCGTCAAGCGAACCCACGTCTCGAAGGCCAACGTTTGCCCCTACCGCGGCGAGGAGATTCCGGGCTGGGAAGAGATCGGGCTGGAGCCCGACCGCGTCTACTTTTTGCTACGGGACCCGGAGGAGCTTGCGAAGGCCGCGCCGACGCTGAATGGCGTGCAATTGCTTATCAAACACGTGCCCGTAAGCGCGGACGACCATCACCCGTATGAGACCGTTGGCTCGCTCGGGACCGACGCGGAGTTCGATGGCGAGTACCTCGACAACTCGCTGTTCGTTAACTCGCAGGAGGCGATCGACGCGATAGAGACCGGAAGGCAGCAGGAGCTGTCGGCCGGCTACCACTACAAGCCGGACATGACACCGGGAAATTTCCGTGGTACCGACTACGACGGAGTGATGCGGGACATCGTTTTCAATCACGTAGCGTTAGTGGAAGACGGACGAGCCGGACCCGACGTGGTCGTCGGCGACGAGGCACTCAAGGAGAGCGAGATGGCTAAGCCGACCAGGTTTGCAGCGGTTGTCCTCAACCACGTGGCCGCGAAGATCGCGCCGCAAATCGCGATGGACCAGAAGATCACGCTGCCGGTCGATCTGTTCAAGTCGCTCACCACCAAGAATTTCAACGCCAGCAAGAAGGACCTGCTGGCCGGCATCCGCAAGGCGGCCGAGGGCAAGCTCCGCAAGGGCATAGCGCTCGACGCCTCGATGGAGGACCTCGCTAAGGCCGTCGACGCCTTCAGCGGCATGGAAGCTTCTGACGAGCCGTTCGGCGGCAAGCCGGAGGAGGTCGAGGAGGCCGCGAAGGTCGGCCCGATCGACAAGCCAGAGCCCCAGAAGAAGGATTTCCCGCCAGGCGCCGAGTCCGGCGAGAAGAAGGGTTTCGACGCCGAGCCGATGAAAGCCTTCCTGCGCGAGAAGGGCATGGGCGAGGACGACATCCAGAAGGTCTGCGACATGATGCCCCCCGAATGGCAGAACATCGCCGCGGGCGGACCGTCGAGCAACCTCTCGGCCAGCCCGGCTGGCGGCGACGAGTTCCCGGACAAAGACGAGAAGGACAAGGACATGGTGAGCAAGCCGGCGATGGACGCGGCGCTGCAGGTGCAGGCCGCTGAGTTCCAGAAGCAGCTGAAGGCACTCAAGGACAACGAGCGCGGCGTCAGGGTGGCGATCGCGGAGGTCGCGCCGTGGGTCGGCGAGATCGACTCCAAGATGGCGTTCGACAGCGCGGCCGACGTCTACCGCCACGCCTTGGTCATGCGTAGCGTGGACGGCGCCAAGACGCTCCACGCTGACGCGCTGCTGCCGATCCTCAAGACGCTGCCGAAGGCCGGCGCGCGGGCGCCCGAGCATCACTCCTCGCAGACGATCGCGATGGACGCGGTGGACAAGGCGCTCAAGCTGGCCCCCGGCCTGGAGAACATCTCGACCCTGTGAGGCGCAGCCTCGAACCGCGAAGTAGGAGAGACAGAACATGGCCAGCGGCTTTCAGACGCAGGTTTTCCTTCAGCCGGCGATCGGCGTGGCGGGCGACCGTTGGAGCCAGAACCCGATCTTCTCGTATCCAGCCGGCCCCGGCGGGCTGGTCTCGGGCACCTCGCTGTTCGTCGGGCGCTTCGCCTGGGTGACGCAGCCGCTCGACCCCAACGGCGGACCGACGCTGGCCAACAGCAACGGCAACGGCGCGCCGAACGGCTTCCTGATGAAGAACCAGCAGGCGCTGAACACCACGTTCCTCTCGGACGCCGGCATGCAGGTCCAGCCCGGCGCGCAGACCGCGCTGCAGATCGCGGGCGACTTCCTCGTCCAGAACGACGGCACCACCGAGGCTGAGGTCGGCCAGAAGGCGTTCGCCTTCGTCGCCACCGGCAAGGTGGCGTTCGCGACTGCCGGCACCATCTTCGGCGGGGCCTCGGCGACCGCCTCCTCGATCGCGGCCTCGACCTTCTCGGTCACCGGCTCGGTCTCGGGCAACGTGATGACGGTCACCGTCGTCGGCTCCGGCACGGTCGTGGTCGGCGGCTCGATCTCGGGCACCGGCATCCCGACCGCTCCGGCACCACAGATCGTCTCGCAGCTGACCGGAACCCCGGGCGGCGTCGGCACCTACTCCCTCAACGTCGGCGAGATCACTGCGGTCTCCGAGACCATCTCGGGCACCTACGGCACGCTGACGATCGGTACGGCGACCGGCACCTTCGCGGTCGGCGACCAGCTGACCGGCACGAACGTGGTGGCCGGCACCGTCATCACGGCGAACCTCACCGGCTCCGGCGGCACCGGCGGCACGATGGTCGTCAACAACAACACGGTGGTCAGCTCGACCACGATCACCGCGAGCCTCGCGGTGGAAACTAAGTTCTTCGCCAGGTCGACCGGCCTGGTCGGCGAACTCGTCAAGATCAGCTCGACCAGCGACGCTGGCAACAACTGAGGCCAGGACAACTAAGGCAGGAGTGACCTCGATGGACCGGAATGCAGCGATCGCAGCGTGGAATGAGCTTAGGCCGGTCTACGAGGCCAACGGGCTGGTTCTCCCCGGCGTCAGGATGCTCGTGCCCGACGAGTGGAAGAACTCGGACCGGTCCCTAGTCGGGCTGGCGATGGACGCCGCGGGCAACCTCTCGACCGACCCGAACGCGGCGCTGCCGATGATGCTGACGACGGCGATCGACCCCGACGTGATCCGCGTCGTGTTCGCGCCGCTGCAGATCGCGAAAATCCTCGGCGGCGAGAAGAAGGCCGGCGACTGGCTCGAAGAGACCCGCATCTTCCCGGTCATCGAAGAGGACGGCGAGGTCACCAGCTACGACGACTTCTCGAACAACGGCCGCACCGGCATCAACTTCAACTACCCGCAGTTCCAGTCGTACCTCTTCCAGACCTTCATCGCCTACGGCGAGCGGGAGACGGAGCGGGCCGGACTGATGCGGATCAACTACGTCAGCGAGCTGACGGGCACGGCCTCAGGCCTGCTCAACCGCTTCGGCAACCTCGCCTACGCGTTCGGCATCGTGAACCTGCAGAACTACGGCCTGCTCAACAACCCGTTCCTGTCGGCCTACCTGTCGCCGGCGGTGAAGGCTTGGGGCGGCACCACCTGGTTCAACTCCGGCTCGCCGGCAGCTACCGCCAACGAGGTCTACAACGACATCCTCGCCGTGGTGGAGCAGATCATCAACCAGACCAACGGCGCCGTCGGCATGGACGACCCGATGACGCTGGCGCTGTCGCCGCAGTCGCAGCTGGCGATGAAGTTCGCGAACTCCTTCGGCGTGACGGTGGCGGGACTTTTGAAAGAGGGCTTCCCGAACATGAAGATCGTCCCGGCCCCGCAGTACGGCGCCAAGACGACCACGAACAACCAGGGCTACTCGGCCGTCGGCAACCTGTTCCAGATCATCGTGGACAAGGTCGACAACCAGAAGGTCGCCTACCCGGCCTTCAACGAGAAGCTCCGCTCGCACAAGCTCATCCCCGAGCCCTCCAGCTGGAAGCAGAAGATGACCAGCGGCGTGTGGGGAACGATCCTTCGGATGCCCTTCGCCGTCAGCGGCATGCTCGGCGTCTGATAAAAGTCCTTGCTAGGAAGGGCCAGCGCGTGACGGGTCGGAGGGTCCCCTCTCCGGCCCGTTTGTGTTCTGTAGCAAATTGTGCATAAGCTCCGCGCCGAAACGGCAGGGGAGACCACGAGATGGCGATGACGGCACAGGAGAAGCGCGAGGCGCGGGCGGCGAAGATCGCGGCGCAGAGGGCGGAGGGCGCGCCCACCGAGACCGAGAAGCTGGCTGAGGCGCAGATCAAGAATCCCGGCGCTGTGGCTGACGCGCACGGCGAGCTGGCGACGCCGAGCAGGTCAGGTAACACCGTGACGGTGGGCTGCAAGTTGGGGGTGGCCTACTTCGACATCCAGCTCTGCCAGATCGTCGAGAAGACCGAGCAGTCGCTGCAGGGCGCGCGCACGGTCAAGGAGGCGATCCGGGTCGGCAAGGTGGTCCGCCTGAGGGGCACTGCATACCCGCGCGGCACGGCGCCAGATGGCTTTCCCGATCGGCCGTTGATCGTCGCGGGCGCCGCGATGAACGCCGGAGTCGACAAAGAGTTCTTCGACGAGTGGATGAAGCAGAACAGGCTTAACCCGCTGGTGATGAACAACATGATCTTCGCGCACGAGAGCGCCGACCACGTCGCGGGGTTCGCCAGGGAGCACGCCGCGGAGCGCAGCGGCCTTGAGCCGCTCGACCCGAAAAGCATGGGGAAGGACCCGCGGGTGCCGCGCTCGACGCGCCCCGAGGTCGGCAACGTCGAGGACGCCTCGGCCATGCGCCGACCGGCAGCAGGAGGGTGAGATGGTCAAGGTCGCTTGCCACGTGATCGGGGGGCTGCTGATCGGCCTCACCAAGCCGGGCTACGACGATGGCACCGGCGACAACGTCAAGACGGTCGCGCACGACGGCCCGGCGATCAGGCTCAACGGCCCTGACGGTCGCGCGGGCGGCGTCAACCCCGGCCACCCGCCGCCCGGCATCACCGAGGTCGACGGCGACTGGTACTACCGCTGGGAGAAGCAGAACGAGCAGAACCCGATCGTGACGCTGCGGCAGGTCTACGCGCTGCCGGAGTTGTCGGAGCCAAACCCTACGTGACGCCCGAGGGCGACGAGATCGAGGTGGTTGAGATGCCGAAGGTGGTGGACGGGTCGCTGGCAGGATCGCTGCGGGAGGCGATGGCCGGCGTCAAGAAGGCAGCGGCTGACGTGCAGGCGCTGATCGCGGCGGAGCTGGCCGGCATGGAGTCCGACATCCGAGCCAACGGCGCCGCGGCCGTGAAGAAGGTCAGGACCGAGCGCCAGGAGACCAACGCGGTGTTCACCGACCTGCTTGGCAACGAGGTCATCAACGCCGCAGATGCCGACAAGCCGCCGGAGGCAGCGCAGTGACCCTCGATCCATATGAGGCGCTCAGGCGCACAGATGACGAGATATACGAGGCACTCAGGCGCTCCCACCTCGCCCTGGCCGAGGAGATTCGCCGCAACCCCGACAAGTCATGGCAGGCGAGCCTGATCGACCGCTACAAGCAGTTCCTGCGCGACCGAGGCCAGAGCGATGACGTCGCACCTATAGACGGCTGGAGCCCCGGGTCGGTGGAGATCACCGAGGCGGTGCTGAGGAGCGGAGGGTACGCGGCATGAGCGCCCCAGCGGTCACGTTCGACTACAGCTACTGGCAGCAAAGCAAGCCAGAATTCCTGAACGTAACTCAGGCGATGGCGACCGACTATTTCAACCAGGCCAGCGTCCTCTTCCCCAACAACACGAGCAACCCGGCTTATTCCGCTTCGGAGACCCCGCCCGGCAACACGCTTCTGACGCTGCTCTATCTTCTGACCTCGCACATCGCGTGGCTGATGGCGCCGCGCGATTCGTCCGGCAACATCGCCGCGACCGGATCGCCCGAGGCATCGCTGGTCGGCATGATCAAGAGCGCCAGCGAGGGGTCGGTGTCGGTCGGGACGGATATGGGCGATCTCAATGCCGGATCGCCGTCGCAGGCGTGGTACATGCAGACGCGCTACGGCGCGCAATTCTGGGCTTTCACAGCGGCCTATCGCACCGCGGTCCCCGTCGGCAGAGCCGGCGCGATCCCGCCGGGCGTGACGCTGTGGCCGGGATGGTTTCGCGGCATAGGACGAGGCTGGTAAGTACCTAAAAAGCGACTTTAAAGGAGATTTAAAGGTGTCATTCGCATTCGAGATCAAGAACGAGAGCGTGGGCATCGCCCACGCGATGCTGCTGGAGTTCGACGCGCCGGAGCCGGTCAAGCACCTGGTTCGCATCGGGATCGCTGGCGTCACCAACAAGCACGGCAAGGACGCTCACGTCTCGGTCGTCGCGCACGGCGAGATCGACGATGACGGCATGGTCGCCAAGGTGGCCGTCGGATTCATTCCTGCCCCTACGGTCGCCGAGGAGCCGCCCCCGCCGGCGGCAGCTGAGCCTCCTGCACCTGCGCCAGAGACGCCGCCCGCGCCCACCGGCGATGGCGAGCTTGAGGAATATCAACCCACCCACGCAGAACCAGAGGCCGCGGCGACGTGAAAGCCCGGGCGTATATATTCCTTTCCGCGCTGACCATCTTGAACGGTCTGATGCTGGCGTTCCAACTCTGGAAGTGGGGTTATTGCTGATGGCGACGATCAGCGGCGGCAAGAAGATGGAGGCCGCGCTGCAGAAGATAGCCCGCGGCCTGTCGAGGGGTGGTACGCTGCGGGTCGGTTTCCTGGAGGGCGCCACCTACCCGGACGGCAAGCCGGTGGCGATGATCGCCGCGATCCAGGAGTTCGGCGCCCCGGCCGCAGGCATCCCGCCACGCCCGTTCTTCCGGCACATGATCGACGCCAAGTCGAGCGAGTGGCCGAAGGCGATCGCCGGACTGCTCAAGAGCACCGACATGGACGCATCGCAGGCGCTGGCGCTGGCCGGCGAAGCGATAGCAGGACAACTCCGGCAAAGTATTGTAGACACGAACGAGCCACCCCTGAAACCGGCAACGATTCGCCGCAAGGGAAGCGACAAGCCGCTGGTCGACACCGGGCACATGCTCAACAGCGTCGACTACGAAGTTAAAACCTAAAGGAGACTGCCGGCCATGTCCCTCAAGAGCCAACTGGTCCTCTTCTCCTCGACGATCGGGGACGTGCTGTTCGGGTCCGCGCAGGCTGGGGCGATCGGCGCCTCCTTCGGCAACGGCGCGGCTACCTTCGGCACCAATGCGCAGAACCCGAACCAGATGGGCGATGACGGCAATATCGCCGTCGACAACCCGTCAGCAGGCAGGTCTCCCAGCGGGACCGCGGCGGACAAGATTCTCTCGCTTATGACGATCCCGGCCAATGGGTTCGACATTGCCAACCGCGAGGTCCAGATTTTCGCCGGCGGCAACGCCCCGAACGCCAACGCCAAGACGCTCAAGATCATCGTCAACCCGACGACCCCGGTCCTCGGCGCCACGGTCAGCGGCGGCACCACGATCGCGAGCTTCACGTCCAGTGCGACCGGCGGATGGCAGATCGGCGCCATCCTCTGCAAGTACGGCGCGGCAGGATCGAACACCCAGAACGCGATCCATGAATCGGCCCAGATCGGCGGCACGATCGGCGCCCTGATCGCCCCGTCGCAGACGACCTTCGCGGAGAACGCGACGATCACCGTGGCGATCACCGGCAACTCATCGACCACCAACGGCGACGTGGTGTTCAACTTCGGCCAAATCTTCGCGATGAACTAACCGAATTGTGCCGGAGCGGTTTTTCCGGTAAGCATCATCAACCAGGCGATTCCGAAGAGGACCTACGGTCATGGCAAACTTCTCTGCTTACGTGCTCTACAACGGCGTTGGCACCGTCCTGAAGACCGGCGGCATCCTCTGGGGCGGCGGCACGAAGCGGGCGCAAATCTATGAGGTGGAGCTTGGACAGTTCGGCGTCTACGCCTCCCAGGACGCGGCGATGCTCTGGGACCTCTCCCGCGCCCCCTCGACGGCGGGCATGACCGGCACCACGCTCGCGGCCAACCTGCTTGACCCGGCCGACTACGTCGCGGCCACGCTGTTCATGAACGCGGCGACCGCCGAGCCGACCAACTACACGACCGGCGGCCTCGGCCTCAACCTGAAGCAATGGGGCATCAACCAGCGCGGAAGCTACCGCTGGCGCGCCTTGGATGACGGAGACAACATCATCCTCCCGGCGTCGGCGAGCGCCCTTGGCCTCCGATGCGCCTCGCTCACCTCGGGCTATGCGGCCTCGGCGGTCGGCACCATCTCCTTCATCGAGCGCTGAGTTAGAGCAAAAAGTCCCTTGACGAATTCAGCGGCCCTGTGTGAAAGAACACGGGGCCGCAGCTTTTTATGGGGGTCGATCTCTTGCCTGCACTGCTCAAGTTCAGACCCGGCGGCATCAACGTCTTCTTCGACGGCGAGACCGGGACTGAGATCGAGGATCACTCCTCGACATGCAGCCACTGCCAAGCCCTCACGGCGTTTCCGTCCCGCCGCGTCATGATGGACCACGTCGACATCTGCCGCGGCTGCATGAAGCTGATCTGCCTGAAGTGCGTCGGCAAGCCGTGCGTCCCCTACGAGCGGCGGGCTGAGATGGCGGAGACGGAGCACTACATTAACTCGCGCATCCACATGCAGGCTTGGCGCTGCTACTGAAACCCAAACAAAGGAGAAGAACGATGGCCAACGCAAAACGAAAAGCATCAATCAATACCGACATTTCCCTTCTGCTGGGCGCGGTGGCGGATCAGTTCGCCGACGACGGGGACAGACGGAAGTTCTACTCGGTCCTTCTGCTCGGCCACAATTGCCTGCACCAGCAAGAGAGGGATTCGATCGAGCGCATCCTGACCTATGCGATCGGGCGGGACCTGGTTAACCAGCACGTCAACCCCGAAGAGGCCGTTCTGACGGTGGTGAAATGAGCTGCTCCGACTGCCTGCACTGGATCACCGCGCGGGTCACCGACTACGAGAACGGCGACCGCATCTTCAACCTGCAATGCGCCGAGGGTAAGGGCGCGTGCGAGCAGCTCAAGATCGAGACCGACGCCGACTTCGGCTGCGCCAAGCACGAGCCCGGCACCGACCACGTGATAGTCATGGGCAAGAAGCTGGGCTGCCCCTGGCATCACTACGTCAAGGGCGAGTGCCCGGACTGCAAGGGCCGCGGCTGGGAGTGCAAGCGCTGCGCCGGGACCGGCGAGGTCCGCTACTATGACGACGGCTTCGTCGGCGAGAACCAGACCTATATCCACCCGAAGGACGCGAAACTGCCGGGCGGCCGCGCGCCGGACCCGGTCTGCTTCTCCTGCGATGGTCGGATCGAGCTGTCGTGGAAGGCGTGCCCGCACTGCGGGGTGCGGTTCGCCAACGACGACACCCAGCGCAGGGTCGGCCGCACTGGCGCGCTCAGCACCGGGGGAGACGGGGTGCTATGAGGTCAGCCGAGTTCTGGAAGTGGTTCGACGAGTACGCCGCGCCGAGGCTCGCCAAGTGGCGGCCGACCCGCAGGGACGGGTCGTTCCGTCGGATGTTCGAGCACCTCGACAAGTTCGACCGCCAGGTGCGGATCGTCGAGACCGGCTGCATCGAGGAGCCGGACAACTGGGCCGGCAATGGCTGCAGCACGATCCTGTTCGATAAGTACATCGAGACGCACCCGCCATCGACCGCGATGTCGTTCGAGATCGACGCGGAGAAGGCAGCGCGGGCATGCAAGCTGTGCCCGAACGTCACGGTCATGAACATCGACAGCGTGCAAGGGCTCAAGCTCATCTCCGGACCGGAGATCGTGGTCGACCTGCTCTACCTCGACGCGTCGTCGCACGACTGGTCTGCGGAGACCGTCTCGCAGGTCCACCACTTCAACGAGCTAATGGCGATCATGCCGTCGCTGCGCGAGGAATCGATGGTCGCGGTGGACGACAGCATGAGCCTACTCGACGATTATCCACAGAGAAAAATACTCGGCAAAGGCGGGCTGGTCGCGGAGTACGCGCTATCGGTCGGGGCCGAGATCGAATTTTGCGAGTACCAGGTCGGGTTCACTCGAATGACGGGACCGACCTCGGACGTCAGCTCGCTGGAGCAGGTGGTCCTGCGCGCCAGGAGGCACGTCGAGGAAGGCAACATGCTGGCGGCCGACCGGCTGTACCGGCTGGTGATGTACCTGACGCAGCCGCCGTTCAAGAGCGGCAAGTGGCGGATCGCCCGCGCGGAAGCTTGCGCCAACTTCGGGACGAACGCCCATGAGATGAAGCGGTTCGGCTTCGCGGCCGACTGGTTCTTCATGGCGCTGGACGCCGACCCGCAATGCATCGAGCACCGCTGCGACCTGGTGAAGTCGATGGTGGCGGCCGGCGCGATCAAGGCGGCGCGGCGCCACGCGGAGATCGCCACCGAGATTGCCCCGGACAACCCTCTGGCGTGGCAGACGCTGGGGGGAGTCGAGAGCGACTTGATGGACACCGAGGCGACGATCCGCGCCTACGACCGCCAGATCGAGGCTGCGTTCAAAGGCGACAACCCGAATGAATTCTGCGACGCGCTGCTGAACCGCGGCGTGATCGCGCTGGACTCCCGCGACTATGACACCGTGCGGAAGATGTGCCGCTCCATGCTGGAGGTCGGCGCGCGCAAGGGCGACGCGTGGCACCTGTTGGCGATGATCGAGTACCGGCTCGCGCGCCACGAGAAGGCGATCGAGTACTTCGACAAGGCGATCGAGCTGAACTGCCGTAACCTGCCGATGGCGCACTGGAACCGGTCGCTGCCGCTGCAGTGCCTCGGCCGCTACAAGGAGAGCTTCGCGGAGCACTCGGTGTGGGGTCCGCACGAGGTCACGCAGTACGCGCTCTATGTGCCGCACCATCGCTTCCTGGCGCCGCGCTGGGAGGGCAGCGTCGACCAGCCTGCGCAGCTGGACGGGCGCAAGGCCGTCATCCACGTCCACCAGGAGGCCGGCTACGGCGACAACATCTCGATGTGGCGGTACTTCCCGCTGATGGTCGAGCGCGGCTTCCACGTCCGCTACGAGGTCGGGGACGAGATGCTCTCGCTGGCGCGGCGCAACTTCCCGCAGGTGGAGTGCGTGACGATGGCGAGCGACTACCCCGGGGTGGTCGGCCTGCCGCCGACGATCGACTACCACGTCCCGATCGGCGATCTCCCCTATGCGTTCGGGACCGACATCGACACGGTGCCGTGGGACGGACCGTACCTCAAGGCGGACCCCAAGCTCTCGCAGGGGTTCGCCGAGCTGCTGGCCGAGGTCAAGGGGCGCAAGATCGGCCTGTGCTGGTCATCGGGCATCCGCAAGACGCAGAGCATCTGGCTGGAGCGCTACGGCCGGATGAAGTCGATGCGGTTCTCGGACTGCATCCCGCTGCTGGGCGCGATCGAAAATGACGACGCGCTGGTCAGCCTGATGGTCGGCGATGGCCGCGAGGAGCATGGCCACAAGATATGCGACCTGCTGTCGAAGGAGCCCAACTTCGAGGAGACGGCGGCGCTAATCGACAACCTCGACCTGGTGATCACGGTCGACACGGCGGTGGCGCACCTGGCCGGGGCGATGGGCAAGCCGACGTGGGTGATGATGCAGCGCGACGGCGCGAGCTGGCACTTCATGTGCTGGCACCCGGGAGCCTCGTGGAACGAGGCCAGCCCGTGGTACCCTTCGATTCGGCTGTTTCGGCAGCGCGAGTTCGACACGCCCGGCTACTGGAAGGACGTGATCGACGACGTGGCGAGGGCACTCAGGGAATGTACAGGACCGGACCTCTCGCCCCGATAATCCAGTTTCCGGTCCAGCAGGCGCCCGGCAACAACGGCTTCACCACGTTCACGCCGACCGCGCCGGTCTTGCAGGGGAACAACCCCGCCAATACGGGGACAAATCAAATCTACGTCGCCAACGCGGGTCTGGACACTAATCCCGGCACACAAGCCAGTCCGGTCAAAACCATCAGCAAAGGGCTATCGTTAATCCGCGACGGCAAGCCGGACTGGCTGCTACTCAACCAGGGCGACACGTTCCTGAACGACGACTTAAGCAGCTTCGGCAGCTTCTCCGGCCCCGGCGCGGTGATCTCGCCAGCGTTCACCGTCTACGGCGACCACACCGCCAGCGGCATGATCGTCTGCACGACCTACGGCACGGGAGCGCGACCCAGCATCCAGTCGAGCGTCGCGCACGTCGGCGCGGGCGGCGCCATAATCTTCATGGACAACCTCCAGAAATGCAACAACGTCGCGATCGTCGGCTGGGACTTCTACGCCTATAGCCGCGACCCCAACAACGGAGGCTTCGTGTCCGGCGATACCACGCTGGAGATCGACGGCTTCTTCAACAACAACAACAGCGTCGGAAGCAAATTCCTGTTCGAGGACTGCCTGTTCCGCTTCTTCTGGGACAGCATCATCTGGGAGCCGCTGGACTTCAACGGACTATGGATCCGGAAGTGCATCTTCGTCGACAACTACAACGCCAACTCGCACCTCAACGATCAGCCCGGCGAGTCGCAGGGCATCTTCCTGTCGAACATCGAGAACAACTGGGTGATCGACGACTGCACGTTCGACCACAACGGCTGGAACGCCAGCGTCACCGGCGCCATCATGTGCAACCTCAACCACAACGTCTACATCGCGGTGGTCGGCACCGGGCCGGGTTATTTCCGAAACAACATCTGCTCGCAGCCTGCCAGCAGCGAGCAGATTCGCCCGGGCGGCACCGTCTACGACAACCTCTTCATTCGACCGGCGGGGGCCATCAACATCGGCATCGGCCCCAGCGTCATCTCCTACAACGTGGTGCAGGAATCGACCGACATCACCGGGGCGTTGGCGGAGTCGGACGGTGAGGGCCTGCTCAACAACGGCGGCGCACCTTCAACCATTGACCACAACATCATCTCCAACGGCATCAGCACCAGCCTTTCGGGGTTCGGCATCCAGGTTCAGGACGGCAACAGCAGCAACGGCTACCAGGTCACCGGCAACTTCACCCTCAATCAGAACACCATCACCAACGTCGACAACAGCAACAACGATTACAACAATCTTGGCTGGCCGAACGGGATGATCATCTCGTGCCCGGCCAGGCTGCCGGGCAACGGCACGGCGACGGTCACGGCCGCGTCCGGATTCACCACGGCCGGGGCGAACGGCACGCTGACCATCAGCGTCAACGCCAGCTCCAGCGGCACCGCGACCCTCTTCCACACGCTGACCTCGGACACCGTCACCAACAACATCGTCTATAACCAGACGGCCGGGGCCAGCGCCATCACCAACGGCACCACCTCGACGGCGAGCGCCGTGCTGCACTTCGCCTCGGTGCCGTCGTTCATCCAAACCAACGCCGGGAACAACTACACCGTCATCGACGCCACGACCAACACGTTCCTCGGCGTCACCAGCAGCGCCACGTCGACCACGGTCACGCTGGCGGCCAACTCGCTCGCGGCGGTCGGCAACGGCGACGCGATCTCCTTCGGCGGCATAGACAATCAGGCCACGGGCCTCACGCTCTCCGGCAACTCCCTCGATCCGCAGGGAATCAATAGCGGCCAGCCCGGCGAACCATTCCCGGCGCCCGGCCGCACCCTCGGCAGCTACAGCACCAGCATCGGCGGCGCCGGCACCACCATCGACTTCATCAACAACGCCCGCAACCGCGGCCGCGGCGTCTGGTCGGTCCCTTACACCGCCAACGCGGCCAACAACTACATCCGGGGCGGCTTCAACTTCCCGCAGCTCTGACAGGGGAAATCATTTGGCCTTCACCCTCGGCGTCTCTCCGGTCTTCAACGACTCCAGCACGGCCACCAACGTGCTCACCCTTACCGGGTGCACGGCGGGCCAAACCGTGATCATCGGCTACATGACGGAGCCCACCACCGTGTCCGGCATCACCTGCCCCGGAGAGACGGTCAACCTCAGGGGGACGCAGCTGTCCGGCTTCTGGCAGATGCAGATGGCCGACTGCACGCTCAGCTCGGGGGGAAGCAAGACGTTCACGCTTGGGCTCAGCGGGACGCCGACGAGCCAGTTCTGGGCCTTCCAGGTCCTCGGTGGCCCGGCCACCTACGATACCTCGGTCGGCAATTCGAGCACGAGCGGCGCCAACATCAGCATCGGCATCACGACCGGCGGAGCGAACGCCCTGGTCGTGGGTCAGCTGCTCAACCTCGGCGGCAGCGCCTCCGCGGCCGGCGGCTATACGAGCATGGGTCTGGACGACATCATCCAGTTCGACCAGGCGGAGTACAATCTCAACGTCGGCGCGGCGGGCGCGCAGACGGTGGGGTTCACCAACGCGTCCTCCGGCTCCGGCGCGATGATACAAGCCTACTCTTGGCTGCCGCCCTCCGGCGGCGTCATCGTGCCGAACATCCTCGGCATCGCATCGTCGGAGTGGTGACACAATGGCCTTCAGCTATACCAACGTCGACAAGGGCACGGACGGCTCGACCAGCAACGTCGTCACGTTCTCCGCGCTCAACCTCGGCACCCCGTCGTCCGACCGAATCCTGCAGGCGATCCTCACCGACCGCGTCAACCAGACCGGTGCATCCTATTCATCCGTCACGATCGCCGGCGTCACCGCGACGCAGGTCACCAACGCGCAGATCACCTCCGGCGACAATGCACTGATCGGCGACGCCTGGTACGCCGCCGTGCCGACCGGGACGTCCGGCAACGTGGTGGTGACGCTGTCCACAGCCGCCACCTCCGACCGCATGCAGTGCGCGCTTTATGCCCTGACCGGCAGCCAGTCGTCGCCGTCCTCGGCGGTGACGGCTACATCGACGACGGACAACCCGTCGTTCTCGATCTCGGTGCCGGCGGGAGGCGGGTCGGCCGAGGCGTTCATGAATCGCGGCGGCATCGTCGACAGCATGTCGTGGACCAACGCCACGCAGGACTACTACACGTCGGTCACCGGCTCCGGCGGAAGCTCGGACTGCAGCGCCGCCCATACGACCTCGACCGGTTCGGTGACGGTCACCGCCTCGACGGCCTCGACCGGCTCGTCGTCGATCCTCGTCGGCGTGGCGTGGGCGCCGGCAGCTGGCCCGCCGCCGCCGAGCGCGCCCGGCATCTTCGTCGTTAGTGAATGGTAGGAATCTGCTAAAAGGCGGGCATGCCGAACCCGACGATAGTAGCCGCGACGAAGAACAACGCCACGATCGGGTCCGGCGTCACGACGATCACCGTGACCAGCAATGGCAGCGTCACCGCCGGCAACCTGATGATCGTCACGATTCTGGTGGGCGGCGCGACGGCGCCCACCGCGATCACCCCGCCGGGCGGGTGGACGACGACGCTCGCCACCACGACGACCGCGTCCGGCGGGTTGGCGTCGGCGGCCATCTTCACCAAGGTAGCGCCGTCTCCGAACGCATCGTTCTCGGGCGCCTTCACCTGGACGACGACCTCGACCGCCGGCGGCGAGTGGTCGTTCGAGGAGTGGGCGGGCGCGGGCGCGGCCCTGATCGACGGCAGCCCCACCACGTCGCTGAATGCGACCAGCACGACCCCGCCGTCGCCAACCATCACGCCGGGCGCGGGCAACGTCAACGACACCCTCGTCTGCTACATCTTCGAGGGCGCGCTCGGCGCCACCACCGTGACGATACCGACGGGCATGACGAGCATCCTGACCGTGGCGGGCACGGCGTCGCAGCTCGGATTCGGCGCGGCGTCGCTCGCGCTGTCGAGCGCCAGCGCCACCGGAGCCAATAACTGGACTTTCGGCACGACCCAGACGTCGCTCGGCGTCTCCTTGCTGATCCAGCAGGGGCCGATCTGGGGATGGGAGTCCTCGGGCGCGGGCATGAGCAACCCGCTGGTGAACAGGGCGCCGAAGGCCCGTCAGCGCGCGGCGACCATGCGCGGCGACGACGGCATCGAGCAGGTCAAGATCAACTGGCAGAACGTGGGCTTCGAACCGACGCTGCCGCTGATGTCGCAGAGGCCGCTCATCACCCGTCGCTACCCGGGCATCAAGGGCAAGGCCGAGTTCGCGATCTTCCCGCCCTGGCAGAACGTCGGCTTCGAGGTCCAGCCTCCGCAGCCGCCTGCCAAGCCGGCGAGAAAACCGATCGGCGCGATCGCACCGAAGGAGGACGGCATCGAGTGGCCGCTGATCGTCTGGCAGAACGTGGGCTTCGAGGTGCAGTCGGTGCAGCCACCGGCGTTCCGCGCCAAGCGCGCCGGGATCATGCCGCGCGAGGACGGCATCGAGTGCGCGCTGGTCAACTTCTTCCCGATGGGATGGGAGGTTCAATCGTTCCAGCCGCCGACCCCGTACAGCACCCGCCAGTCGCCCTTCGTGAAGGCGGGGGCGCTGATGGCCGGGGATCAGGGCAACGAGAACGTGATGGCGCAGCAGGCGATGGTCACGTCAGGCTGGGGCTTCGATCCCACGTTACCGATCGTCGCGCGCAACCCCGGCGTCAGGCAGGCGCGCGTCGCCGCGACGAAGGGGCGCAGCGAGTTCGCGGCCTTCGTCCTGGCGCCGTTCACCGAGGTGCAGTCGGTGCAGCCTCCGCATCCCAAGCCGGAGCGGAGCGGCGCCGTCATGGCCGGGGAACCCGGCATCGAGGCCCCGTTCATCCCGCCGATCCCGCCGCCCACGACGTGGGGCTTCGAGTATTACCTCCAGCCGAAGGTCGCTCGCCGCGGCATGCTGCTGATGACGACCTCCGAGGACGGCAGCGAGTTTCCACTGATCAACTGGATCAACGCTGGCTGGGACGTGCAACCGCCGCAGCCGCCGGCACGAGCGTCGATAGCGGCGCGGCGATCGGGGATGATCGCGCGAAGCGACGATGGCAACCAGGCCCCGTTCATCAACTTCTACCCGTGGGGATTCGAGGTGCAGTCCGTCCAGCCGCCGCACCCGCGCCCGGAGAAGTCCGGATCCGTGATGGCCGGCGATTCTGGGATCGAGGGCGTGCTCGTCGCGCCGCCGGCCCTGACCACGTGGGGCTTCGAGTACTCGTTCCAGCCTCCGCATCCCCGGAGCGAGAAGTCGGGAGCGATCATGGCCGGGGAACCCGGCATCGAGGCCGTCTACGTCTTGCCCGGGCCACCGGTCGGCTGGGGCTTCGAGGCGTCGCTGCCGATGCTGCGACGCGTGCCCCCGGCGCAGCGCTACCCCGGCATCAAGGGCCGCAGCGAGTTCCTGGCGCTCACGCTGCCGATCTTCATCGACGTTCAGCCTCCGCAACCACCGCACCCGCGCCCGGAGCGGAGCGGCGCGCTCGCCGCCGGCGACCAGGGCAACGAGGCGGTGTTCATTCCTCCTCCGGCGCCGCTCACCACCGGCTGGGGCTTCGAGACCCAGTCCGTGCAGCCCTCGATGGCCGGGCGAATCTCGGCGCGCTCGCAGGCGGCGTTCGGCGACAGCCAGTTCGTGGCCTTTAGCACCTCGCCGTGGGCCGACGACGCCCAGCAGACCTTCTTCCGCCGCCGCCTGAAGCCGTTCGACCCCGGCGACTCCGGCACGCAGGCGCCGCTCATGGCGCCGGTCCCGGTGACCAGTGGCTGGGGCTTCGACCCTACCCTTCCGATGCTGAAGAGAACGATCGCCGGGCGCTACCCCGCCATCAAGGACAAGGCGGAGGACTACCCGGTCTTCCCCGCCCCTCCGCTCTCGGCGTGGGCATTTCAGCCGACGATCCTGCCATCGATGGCCCGGCGGGTTTCGACCAGGGGTCAGGGCGCCTACGGCGAGAGCACCTTCGCGATCTTAAGCACCCAGCCCTGGACCGACGACGTGGCGCAGACCTGGTTTCGCGTTCGCCGCAAGACGTTCGATCCCGGCGACACCGGGATCGAGGCTGCATTCATCCCGCCGTCGCCGACCACCAGCGGGTGGGGCTTCGATCAGCCGCAGGTCCAGCTGTCGCACCGGTTCATCAAGGCCGGCGCCCTGGCGCGATGGGACGACGGCAACGAGCAACCACCGATCAATTTCTTCCCGTTCGGGTTCGACGCGCAGCCGGTCCAGCCTCCGCATCCGCGGCCGGAGCAGCACTCGGCGGCGATCGCCCGCGGCGACGACGGCAGCGAGTACCCGCTGATCAACTTCCTCCCTTATGGGTGGCCGAGCGTGCCGCACCAGCCGAACCACCCTCGCCCGGAGCGCTCCGCCGCCATCATGGCGGGCGACCAGGGCACCGAGGGCGTCTACGTGGTGCCAGGGCCACCGGTAGGATGGGGGTTCGAGGTCCAGTCGATGCAGCCGCCTTATCCGAGGCCGGCGCGTTCTGGCGCCATCGCGCCGCGCGGCGTCGACGCGTCGGACTTCCCGCTAGTGAACTTCTACCCGGCCGGATTCGAGCAGCAGAGCATCCAGCCTCCCCACCCTCGCCCGGAAAAGGCCGGCGCGATCGCGGCCGGCGATCAGGGGATCGAGTTCACGTTCCAGCGAATCGCGACGCCGCCGTTCTCGTTCGATTTTCAGCCACCGCTACAGCGCTACCGGCGCGCGATCGACCCGTTCCGGGACTGGAACGACCCGGTTCAGCCGTTCCTCCAGTTCCTCCCGTTCAGCTTTGAGGTTCAGCCGGTCCAGCCGCCTCATCCTCGACCCGAGCGATCGGGCGCCCTGGCGCGCGGCGCGGACGGCATCGAGGCCACCCAGCCCCTGCCGATCTGGGGCTTCGAGCCGGTTCCGATCCACTACCGGAAGCCATTCAACCGGGCCGGCGCCCTGGCGCGCGGTACGGAGGCCACCGACGCGTCGATTCCGACCTGGGTGTACCGAGGCTGGGAGCTGACGGACGCGCCCCAGAGGCCGCGCCAGCGCGTCTACGGGGCCATCCAGGCGGTCTGGACGGTCGACGGCGCCTTCATCCCGCCGCCGCCCCTGACGCCTACCGTCTTCGGGGCGCCGGACATGTACGCGCGGCGAGGCCGCAACCCGGCCGGCGCGATGCCGTTCGAGCAGGGCTGGTCGCTGCCTCGAACCGTCTCGGTGTTCTACGCCACGACCATCGTCACCCAGGCGTCCGGCATCACGACGGTCACCCAGGCGTCGGCCTCGACGGCGGTGACTGCCGCCTCGGCAAAAACCGTGGTAAGTGGGGAGCCGTCGGGAAGGTGAATCGATGGCGCTGCAAGGCAACACCCAGATAATCATCCGCGGCGCGACCGTGCAGTTCGCGACGACCTTCTATGACGTAAACAACAACGTGGTGGTCCCGGACAACGCGACGGTCAACATCCAGCCGGCGCAGGAGAGCGCGCCGATCGCGGTGCCGATGACCCCGCCCGGCGGCATCGGAACGTTGTGGACGGCGCTGTGGGACACGCGCAACCACGCGCCGCAGGACATCTACTGGTCGATCCACACCGGCGCATCGGACCCGATCCCGGTCACCGCCGAGGACGGCATGTTCCGCCTCAGCGCCAACCCGGCCAACCTGGTGACGTTCTGATGAAGCCTCGCGAGGAATGCGCGCACCTGATCCTGAACTTCGGCTCGGGGGATTTTTACCTCTTCTGCCATTCCTGCGGCGCGCGCTGGGCGACGATAGACTATGCGGACCCAACGAAAAGCTGGAGCGATGAGATCGCGCCGCAGTCGGCCAACAAGGGCCTCGGCGCTCACCTCTCAGGGCACGCCCGCGTCGCGGCGATGGGGGCGAAATGAACCTGCACAACATCGTCAGGGGGCCGATCGGCGCGGTTAACCCAAACATGCTGGTCTCGGTCCAGGTCTCGACCGGCTACGACACAGGCCCGGGCGGAGTTCGCACGCCTACCTACGCGCCGGCCGTCACCGTGCAGGCGCAGGTCCAGCCGATGGAGTGGCCCGATCTTCGTCAAGTCGACGGCGTCAACTTGCAGGGCACAAACCGAGTGATCTACCTTAACGGCGAGATCGACGGGCTGATTCGAGTCTCGAACAACGGCGGCGACCTGGTAACACTGCCCGATGGCACCGTGTGGTTGGTGACCAAGATACTTGAGGGCTTCAGCATCACAGCCGGGTGGACCAAGGCGTTGATCACGCTGCAGAACGGATCGTGAGGATTGAAATGAGGAAATTTATCGTCGCGGCGTTCGTCGCTTTCATGCTCTGGCTGCCGCTTCCAGCGCGGGCGCAGTTCCAGACCGGGCTGCCGCTGCAGGCGCTCGGCGTCTGCCAGATCGCGACGGCGGGCCTCAACTCGCAGGTGAACTTCTCCGCCTGCGTCGGCGCCAGCTTCACCGCCACGTGCGCCGGCAACGTCATCACCGCCTCGGCCGTGACCGGCGACATCAATCCCGGATGGCCTCTCTCCGGCACCGGGATCACCGCGGGCACATTCGTCGCCTCGCTGGGCACCGGCACCGGCGGCGCGGGAACCTATATCGCCTCGCAGACCTGCACGTCATCGGGCGCCTCGCTGACGACCGTCGGGCCGCCGAACGGGGCCACGGCGGTGCTCTTCCAGGCCGAGACGCAGAACGTGCGCTGGCGCGACGATGGCGGCGCTCCGACCACCACGGTCGGGATGCTAATGACGACCACCGCGGCGCCTCTGATGTACAGCGGCCCGGTCGCCAACATCCGGGTGATCAGCGCCACCGCCGGCGCCGCGCTCGACGCCGCGTTCTACAAGTCCTCGTCGCCCTGATGGCCGTCACGCCGATCATCGGATCGGTCATCACCCCGGTCCAGGTTGACGCTCAGGCCGCCATGCAGGCGTTCATCCAGAGCTTGCTTCCTAGCGCCGACGTGATCGCGGCGCAGGCGAACCGCGCGGCCGAGCCGCAGACCGGCAGCTTCGTCGTGATGACGCCGGTAACTCTGGAAAGACTTTCAACCAACTTCGAGCAGTACGGCGACGTGCGCGCGGTCGGCTCGATCTCGGGGCAGGCCTTCACCGTCACCGCCGTCACCATCGGCTCGATCGCGCTCGGCAACCCGCTCGACGGCACCGGCGTAACGCCGGGGACCTACATAGCGGCCCAGACCTCGGGCCCTCCCGGAGGGGCCGGCACCTACACATTGAACAACTCCATGACCATACCGGGGCCGGAGGCGTTCTCGGTGGGCACGTGGATCATGCACGCGGCGTACCGGATGCGGATGCAGCTCGACTTCCACAGCGACGACTACACGGCCTACGCGTGGGCGCAGACGGTCGGCATCGTGCTGCGATCCGACAACGGCGTGCGGTTCTTCGCCGACCTGCCATCGCCGCAGAACAACGTGCGGCCGCTCTATGCGGATGAGCCGGCCCAGCGCCCGTTCACCAACGACCAGCAGCAGATCGAGTGGCGCTGGGTGCTCGACGCGCACATCCAGATCAACCAGACTGTCCTGGTCCCGCAAGACTACGCCGACAAGGTCCACGTCGGCCTGATCCCGGTCGACATCTTCTACGATCCGTAGTCGAGGTGTGACAGCGGGGCGATTCGTGTATAAGCGAACCGTGAATCGCGACAGGAGGGTTTGACGTGGCAACGATTCCCGCCAGTGACATCGTCCAGGTAAACCCCGGAGTCCTCCCCGCTGGCGGCTCGGCCCTCGACATGATCGGGCTGATGCTGACCACCAACACCCGCGCCCCTGCGGGCCAGGTGCTCGCCTTCGCCAGCCCGGCCAACATCTCGACCTACTTCGGCCCGGCCTCGTTCGAGTTCCAGATGGCCGAAATCTACTTCCTCGGCTTCGACAACAGCCACAAGAAGCCAGGCTCGCTGCTGATCGCGCAGTACAATCCCGCCGCGGTCGACGCTTATCTGCGCGGCGCCGCGGTCACCGGGCTGACGATCCCGCAGCTGCAGGCGATCAACGGCACGCTCACGATCACGGTCGATGGCTACGTCCGCAGCGCCTCCGCGCTCAACCTGTCGGCTGCGTCGAGCTTCTCGGCCGCCGCGACCCTGATCCAGACCGCGCTCAACGCCGGAGCGGCCAACCCGAACGTCGCCACGTTCACCGCCTCGCTCGCCGCTAGCACCAACTCCTTCACCGGATCGATCCAGGGCAACCAGCTCACCGTCACCGCCATCACTTCCGGCACGATCGTCGCTGGCACCACCATCACCGGCGGCGCGATCGCGGCCAGCACCATCATCACCGGCCAGATCAGCGGCACGCCGGGCGGCATCGGCGTCTACTCGATCAACAACTCGCAGAACGTCGCCTCGCTGGCGATCTCCGGGACCTACGGCACCCTCACCGTCACGGCGGTGGGGTCCGGCACGCTGTCGGTCAACCAGACCATCGCGGGCGGCACCATCGCGGCCGGCACGCAGATCACCCAGCTCGGAACTGGCGCCGGCCTCACCGGCACCTACTTCGTCAGTACGAACACGACGTCCGGCTCCGGTGCCTGCACGGCGGCGGGCTCGCCCGTGACCGTGACCTTCGACTCGATCTCCGGCGCCTTCATCATCACCTCGACAGTGATCGCGGCGGCGCCGCTGACCTCGACGATGGGCTTCGCCAGCGGCACCACCGCCGACCCGCTCAACCTGCGCCAGCAGGACGGCGCGGTGCTCTCTCCCGGCGCCGCGGCCGCCACGCCGGTCGCGTTCATGACCTCGCTGGTCGCCGTCACCCAGGACTGGGCGACGCTGATGACGCTGTTCGACCCCGACAACAGCAACAGCGGCGCCAACGCGCAGAAGATGCAGTTCGCGACGTGGGTCAACTCGACCAATGACGAGTACATGTACGTGGCGTGGGACAACGACGTGACGCCGACCCTGAACCTGCCGGCGTCATCCTCGATGGGCGACCTGCTGCAGAACGGCAACTTCTCCGGCACGTATCCGCAATGGGCGCCGGACACGATCCAGGGACCGACCAAGGCGGCGTTTGTCTGCGGCATGGTGGCTTCGATCGACTTCACCCAGCTCAACGGCCGAATCACGCTGGCCTTCAAGTCGCAGACCGGGCTGTTCGCCGACGTGACCAACCAGACGATCGCGCACAACCTCGGCGGCGTGCCGCAGTCGATCGGAAACTTCGGCAACGGATACAACTTCTACGGCGCCTACGCGACGGCGAACCAGCAGTTCGTCTGGGAGAACCGCGGCACGGTGTCCGGCCCGTTCCTGTGGGCGGACAGCTACGTCAACCAGATTTGGCTCAACAACGCGCTGCAGCTGGCGCTGATGGAGCTGCTCGGGAACGTGTTCTCGATCCCTTACAACACCACGGGCTACGCGCTGATCGAGTCGGCGTGCCTCGATCCGATCAACGCGGCGATCAACTTCGGCGCGATCCGCGCCGGCATCACGCTCTCGCAGGCGCAGATTCAGGAGGTCAACACGGCCGCCGGCGTCGACGTGGCGACCACGATCCAGCAGCGCGGGTGGTACCTGCAGATCAGCGACGCGTCGGCCCAGGTCCGCGCCGCGCGAGCCTCGCCGCCATGCACGCTTTGGTACACCGATGGACAGTCTGTGCAGGCGATCACGCTGGCCTCCATCGAGGTCCAGTAACGGGAGCGATAAATGGCATCGATCACCTCCGCTAACTCGGTCGTCATGCTGGCGGTCACCGGCGTCTTCAACGCCCCGCAGGCGCTGCAGCAGTTCGCGGCCGACGACATCTTCACCAACGACCCGATCGCGGCGGCGGAGACCGCGATGGGGGTCGACGGCTTCCTGGCGGCGGGCTTCGTGTTCGCCCCGGTGCACTGGTCGGTGTCGCTGATGGCGGACTCGCCGTCGAACGCCTTCTTCGACCAGTGGTACCAGGCGAACTTCAAGGCGGTGGACGTGTTCCGCTGCAACGGGTCGGTGTGGCTGCCCGGCGTCGGCAACAAGTACAACCTCAACAACGGCGTGCTCACCACCTACCGAACGATGCCGGACGCCGCGCGCACGCTGCGCTCGCGGACCTTCGGCATGATCTTCCAGAGCGTCACGCCGGCGCCGACCGGGACGGTCGGCTAGTAAAAACCGGAGACAGCGCATGGCGCGCAAGAAGGAAGTGTTCGTCCCGACCGACGGCCGGGACAAGGAGAAGGGCCAGCACTACATCCTGCACGAGATGCCCGCGCTCAAGGCCGAGCGGTGGGCGCTGCGCGCGCTGCTGGCGTTGGCGCACGCGGGGGCGGAGATACCGGACGACGCCGCCGGAGCGGGGATGGCGGCCATCGCGCATGCCGGGTTCCAGTCCCTGAAGGCGCTGAAGTACGAGGAAGCGCAGCCGCTGCTAGACGAGATGCTGTCGTGCATCGAGGTCGTCCCCGACCCGAAGAGCCCGAACATCACGCGCCCGCCGGTCATGAACGAGATGGAGGGCGACGACATCGAAGAGATCACGACCCTCTGGCAGATCAGGGAGCGCATATTCCGGCTGCACACCGCTTTTTTTTTACGCGAAAGATGATCGAGGAAGACCTCCAGGCGAGCAGATACCACCAGGATGAAGTCCCAGGCCTCGTCGACTACGCCAACATCCCGCGCCCGATCGGCCACGTGATTTCCGCCGGCAAGGCGACCTTCCACGAATGCGAGACCATCTACTCAGTCGAGGACGTTTACCTTATGCTGGAGGTGATCGCGGTCGACGCCCACAACAGGTTCATGACCGACGAGTGGTCACGACGAAAAGCTGAGAGGCATTAAAGGGGGCCGGCCGTGGCGACGCTCATCGACTCCCTCGTCATTTCGATCGGGCTGGACACCAAGCAGCTCGATGAAGGCCAGCGCGACGCGATCGCCAAGCTGCGCCAGCTCGAGTCGTCCACGCAGGCGCACATCAAGCCGGTCGAGGCCGGCTTCAACCAGCTCATAGGTACCTTCAAGGAATTCCAGTCGCGGCTGCTCGGCATCAGCGCGCTGATCGCGGGAGGCGTCGGACTCGACCGCCTGGTCGGCGACCTCGCGAGGGCGAACACGCAGACCGCCTACCTGGCGAACTCCCTCGGGCAGACCAATAGGGAGCTAACCAAGCTGCAGGCCGCCGCGGTGCTGATGGGGCAATCGAAGGAAGACGCCACCGCCACCGCCACCGCCATCGGCAACAACGCCGCCTCGTTCAGCTATGGGCAGGGCAGCTCGCTCCGCCGGCTCGCAGGCTCCTATCCCGGCCTGAACGCCAGCCTCGATGCGCTTCAGCAAAAGTATGGTGCGAACGCGCCGCCCTCCGAAGTCCTGCTGGCGCTGTCGAAGTTCGCGACCCAGGAGGAGAGGGACCCGAACCGAGCACGGTACGCGCTGGGCCAGGTCGGACTCCCGCAAGGCGCGATCAACATGGCCCTGCAGGGGCCTGAAAAGCTTCGCCAAGCGCTGAAGGAGGCGGAGCAGTTCGAGACCACGGAGAAGCAGGTCGAGGCGTCGAAGAAGCTCGTGGAATCGTTCGGCAAGCTGTCGCTTGAGTCGGAAAAGCTCGCGCGCATCATCGTGACGGACCTCGCCCCGGCGCTCATCACATTCCTCGGCTGGATCACCAAAATCACGGGCGCGATGCAGGCTCCGGCGGGGGCGGACGCGCCGGTAAACGAGACCGGCAGCTTCTGGACCGATTCCCCGTTCGGGAGGGCATGGAAACGACTGCGTGGCGGTGGCGGTGGAACGCCGTTAGGTGGCGGCGGCGCCAGCGGGTCATCATCATCGTCGTCCTCGCCCTCTGGCACCGGCACCTCTCCGGAGGGTCAGCAACCTCAATCATCTGGAGGTTCGTCCTCCTTCTCGTTCGGCGATGCGTGGAAGCGCATAAAAGGCGCCGTTACCGGCACCTCGCCGGAGTCTCCCAAGGCCACCGCGCCCGGCCAGACCGGCGGAGGACCCAGCTCCAACCAGGCCAACCGTCCCTACTACATGGGGGGGATGGGATACATGGAGGGGTTCGGCAAATTCCACTGGGGCAGCGGCGGGGCAGGCAGCGGCTCGATCCCCTACGGTGACTACCCCATCACGCCGGGAACGGTCGGCCCGTGGGGCTCCGCGCACGGCGCCATCGGTCTCAACAACAACGCGATACGAGACCCGAAGACGGGGAGGCTGCGCGAGGGCATCGAGCTTCACGCCAGCAGCAGCAGGGACCTCGACCACCTCTACACGCTCGGCTGCTTCGCGGTCCCGCAGAACGAGTGGCCGGCCTTCAAGCGGCACCTGCTCAGCGAGATAGCCAACAACGGTCCTATGTACCTGCACATTGGTCCGAACGGCACGGCGACGGAGGCGTCGATCACGCACCGGAGCGGGAGTAGAGTGCCGTCGGCGTCGCTCGCCGGCGGATCATCGCTCGGGACCTTCAACCAGTGGAAGCAGAGCCAGGGCCTGCTGTCGCGCCGGCCGCCCGCGGCGAACAGCTCGACGACCCACAACACCAGCTCGTCCGCCACGAGCATCGGCACCATGAACGTCTCGGTGCCGCAGGGGGCCAACCCCGGCGACTACGCCGACGGCATCCGCGAGCACTTGGAGCGGGTCGCGCCGGTCTATCACTCTCTGACGGGGATGAACTGACATGGCGGACCTTCCCGACGGCGTTCCGAACCTTCTGCCCGGCCAGGGCGCGTCGTTCCTCGACCCGACCAACCTGCTGTCGGCCGACACCTTCATCGGCTACGGCCTCGGCGCGCCGCCGCAGTGGGGCGTGTTCCTGAACGGCGCGCCGGTGGTGACGGCCGACACGGTCACGACCTTCAGCTACCAGCAGGACTGGGCCATCTCCGACTACCCGGTCGAGGGCGGCGGCTTCGAGAGCTACGACAAGGTCGACATACCGTTCCGGGTCGAGGTGCAGTTCACGTCCGGCGGAAGCCTAGCCAACCGCGAGGCGCTGCTGGCCTCGATCGCCTCGATCGCCGAGCCGTTGACGCTCTACGACGTGGTCACCCCGGAGGCGGTATACTCCAGCGTCAACGTCGAGCACTACAACTACCGGCGGACGGCCAGCAACGGGCTCGGGCTGATGGTGGTCACGGTCGGCCTGCTGGAGATCAGGGTGGACAACTCGAACAATTTCCAGAACACGGCGTCACCGAGCGGCTTCTCGCCGTCGCCGGCCGGCAACGTGCAGTCGACTCAGACGCAGATAACGGTTCAACCCCCACCTGGGGGATTCGGGGCGGGCAACTGACATGGCCGACGCGATCACGCTGACCAGCTCATCGATCATTCCGCTGCAGGCGGTGCCGTCGCAGCAACTGCTGACGAACCTCGCCGGCCAGACGGTGCAGCTCAACGTCTACCAGCTGCGCTACGGCCTGTTCATGGACGTCATCGTCGCCGGCGTGCTGGAGATCGGCGGCGTGATCTGCGAGAACCAGAACCGCATCATCCGCAACCAGTACCTCAACGTGCAGGCCGGGTTTGACGGCGACTTCATGTTCAACGACACTCAGGGCACGTCGGACCCGGACTACACCGGGCTCGGGACCCGCTACCAGCTGATCTACTTGAGCGACGCCGACATGGCGACGCTGGGAATCCCGGACACATGAGCTACGTCAGGCGCAGGATCAACGTGACGTTCTCCGGCGGCGGCCAGGTGGGCTCATTTTCCGGCGGCGGAACCGGCGGCACGCTGACATTCGACACGCAGGGCAAGTACGCGCTGCGAACGACCGCGCGCATCACCCACGCCGGCGGGCTGAACTTCGGCGAGATGAGCCTGGAGATTCGCGGGCTGTCGCTGCAGCACATCAACCAGCTCTCGACCTTCGGCCGCTACTACCAGCCGGATTCTAGCTACAGGATTCAGGTCGACGCGGGCGACGATGAAAATGGCATGTCGACGGTGTTCACCGGCAGCATCCGGCAGGCATGGGGCGACATGCGCGCGATGCCTGACGTGCCCTTCCGCGTCCTGGCCTATGCGAACATGGGCAGCAGCGGCGATCAGGGGAACGTGTCCTCGAAGGTCATCAATCCCACGAGCTTCTCCGGCCCCACCCAGGTCACGCAGATGCTGCAGCAAATCTGCCAGCAATGCGGGGTCCAGTTCGAGAACAACGGCGTCAACACGAAGCTGACCAATCCCTACTACTGGGGCAGCCCGTGGAAGCAGATCTCCGAGATCATCAAGCACGCCGGGGTCTACGGCGCGATCGACAACGGCGTGCTCGCGGTGTGGCCGAAGGGCGGATCGCGTGGCAGCTCCGGCGGGCTCGTCATATCCCCGCAGACCGGACTGCGGGACTACCCGGCCTTCACCGAGTACGGCGTCCAGGTGCGCGTCGAGTTCAAGCGCGCCGTCCAGTTCGGCTCCAACATGACGATCCAAGGCTCGTCTATAGCGCCCGCGAACGGGGTCTGGCAGATCATCCGAATCGACTACGACCTCCAGGCCAACACGCCGAAGGGGAGCTGGTTCATGATCCTGGACGGCTCGAAGCTCGGCGCCCCGGTGACCATGCTGTGACGGAGTGATCCAATGGACGCATACCCACTCATCGACCCGTCGAGCGGCACCTCGCACTACAACGCGCTGCGCCACGTCATCCAGACGGCGTCCGACGCCCGGATGACCTGCACGATCTGCATGGTCAAGAAGGTTTCGACCACCGGCGGGGTCGCCGCAATCGGGACCGTCGACGTGCAGCCTCTGGTCAAGATGGTCGACGGCCAGCAGCGCGGCACCAGCCACGACACGGTGCATGGGCTGCCCTACATCCGCATGATGGGCGGCAAGTTCGCGGTCATCCTCGACCCGCAGGTCAACGACATCGGCATCGTGATCTCGGCCGATCGAGACATCTCGACGGTCAAGCAGACCATGAAGGAGTCGCCGCCCGGCTCGGCCCGCAGCAACAACATCGCGGACGGCATCTTCATCGGCATGTGCCTGTCGCAGAAGCCGACCAGCTACGTCCGCTGGGACAGCAACGGTAGCATCGAGCTGTCGCCAGACGGCGGCACCACGGCGGTGTGGCTACAGCCGAACCGGGTCGACCTCGGCATGAAGAACGCCCCTCACGCGGTGGTGACGGTGGACGGCCCCTCGACTAAGGTCTTCGCCGTGATCAGCGAATCGGGACAGAAGGACTGATGCCGAACACCCTGCTCCTCAACCCATCCACTTGGGACCTGATGGTCGACGGCAACCGCAACATCGCGGTTGCGTCGCCGCCCTACGCGCTCGCCCAGGACGCGGCGAGCGCGATCAAGTATTTCCAGGGCGACGACTACTACAACGTCAACGCCGGAATCCCGTACTGGCAGAAGGTCCTCGGCCACTGGCCGCCGGTGGGGTTGATGAAGAACTACTTCGTCAACGCCGCGCTGACCGTCCCGACCGTGGTGCAGGCGCAGTGCTTCATCAACGACATCACCGACCGCGTCGTCTCGGGCCAGGTTCAGATCACCGACGAGAACGGCGCGCTATCCACAGTGGGGTTCTGAGAGATGACCGTTCCGCAGCCATCGTTCGGCCCCAACGGCTTCGTCGTCCCGACGGAGCAGGCGATCCTCACCGCCGTGCAGTCGGACATCAACAACGCGTTCGGCGGCGACCTCGACATGGCCGACTCGACGCCGCAGGGGCAGCTCGCGATCAGCCAGACCGCTGCGATCGGCAACGCCAACGACGCGTTCGCGTTCCTGTCGCAGCAGATCGACCCGGCGCTCAACTCCGGCCGCTACCAGGATGCGATCGCGCGCATCTACTTCATATCGCGCATCCCGGCGTTCGCGACCGTCGTCAACGTCACCTGCGGGGGCCTGCCCGGCGTGGTGATCCCGGCGAACGCGCTGGTGATCGACGACGCCAACAACACCTATACATCGGTAGGCGCGGCGACGATCGGGCCGCAGGGCACCGTGGTGATCCAGTTCGCCTGCACGACGCTAGGGCCGATCTCTTGCCCGGCCGGCGCGATCGGCGGGTCGACCTCCGGCATCTTCCAGGCCATCAACGGCTGGGACACCGCGACCAACCTGACCGACGGCACCATCGGCTCCAACGTCGAGACCCGGCAGGCGTTCGAGCAGCGCCGCGCGCTGTCGGTGGCGCAGAACGCGCAGGGCTCGCTGCCTTCGATCGTCGGCGCGGTGCTCAGCGTGCCCGGCGTGACCGATGCGTTCGTCACTGAGAACGTCAACCAGTTCGCGCAGGCGGTCGGTGACTTCACGCTGAACCCCAACTCGATCTACGTCGCGGCGGTCGGCGGTACCGACGCAGCGGTGGCGCAGGCGATGTGGTCGAAGAAGTCGCCGGGCGCGGGTTACAACGGCAACACCATCGTCATCGTCCAGGACACCAACTCCCTCTACAACCCGCCGCTGCCGTCGTACCCCGTGCAGTTCGAGCGGCCATCGTTCGTGACCGTCACCTTCACCGTGGCCATCTCCAACAACCCCCTGGTGCCATCCAACGCGACGACGCTGGTGCAGAACGCGATCCTGTCGGCGTTCGCCGGCCAGGACGGCGGCCCGCGGGCGCGGATCGGCAACACGCTGCTGGCGTCGCGCTACTACGGCGTGGTGCAGGCGCTGGGGTCGTGGGCGCAGATCGTCAACATCAAGCTGGGATGCTCCAACCTGCCGGCCTCGGTGTTCGTCGGCTCGATCGCCGGCACGACGCTGACTGTCACTTCCGTGACCTCCGGCATCATCGGCATCGGCCAGCAGATCACCGGCAACGGCGTCGTTCCAGGCACGATCATCACCGCCGGCTCCGGCACCAGCTGGACGCTGAACATGACCCAGACCGTCGCGAGCGGCACGATGCAGGGCGTCTCCACGTCGGCCGACGAGGTGCTGATCAACATCGACCAGAGCCCGGTTACCGCGGCCGGCAACACCCAGCTGGTCCTGCTGTGAGCGGACCTCCGTACCCGCCGGTAGACCCGGACAACAACGCCATCGGCGAGTTCACGATCGGCACCAGCCCGATCGGGACGATCAGCCCGTTCAACATCTGGGACACGGTCGCCAGCCAGTACGCGAACTCGCCCATCCTGACGACGCTGATCACCAACTTCGCGGGCTATGTCGACCCGACGGCGAACATCGACAACTTCTTCGACCTGATCTTCAACGTCGACAGCGCGATCGGCTACGGCCTCGACGTCTGGGGCCGAATCGTCGGCGTCGCGCGCACCATCACGATCTTCCAGCCGTTCCCGCACTTCGGCTTCGAGGAGGCGGGCGACGCGATGGGATTCAACCAAGCGCCGTTCTGGAGCGGCGGGTTCACCACGGTGAACTTCACGCTGGATGACCTGACCTACCGCCGGCTGATCCTGACGAAGGCGTTCGCCAACATCTCGCAGTGCTCTATCCCGATGCTGAACCAGATGCTGCTGACGCTGTTCCCGCACCGGGGCAACTGCTTCGTGACCGAGGGCGGCCAGTTCGGTCCGTGGTTCGGCTTCGAGGAGGCCACCGACGGTCTCGGCTTCAACCAGGCTCCGTTCTACTCCGGGCAGATCGCGCCGCGGATGGTGATGACTTACACTTTCAATTTCGCCCTATCTCCCGTAGAACTCGCCATCGTGCAGGCTTCAGGCGTACTTCCGAAGCCGACCGGGGTGAAGGCCTACGTCGTCGTCAACGCCTGAAGGGGGTCCACGTGCAAGCCTCAAACATACCCGCGAAGTTTCCCATCGCGTTCGCGAGTTCCGCCGGCGCGGGCTTCACCCGAACGGTGCCGCAGAACCCGACCGGCACGGTGGGGCAGGCGTCGCTGCAGACCGGCTTTCCTCCGGCGAACTTCAACCCCGTGGCGGCCGGCGGCGTGCCGCCGTTCGGCCAGGACTTCAATGGGCTCTTGAACCAGATCACGGCGTGGAATCAGTGGGTGTCCGCGGGCGGCGGCGCTCCAACATTCGACGGCACGTTCTCCGCCGCGATCGGCGGCTACCCCAACGGCGCGTTCCTGTCGGCGCTGAGCAACCCGGGGCACTTCTGGATCAGCCTGGTCGACAACAACACGATCAACCCGGATGCCGGCTACTCCGCGCAGTGGCAGCCGTTTCCAGCCGCGCTGCTGGCCAACCAGGTTTTCTTCGTCAATGGCTCGACCGGCAGCGACACGCTCTATGACGGCACCTCCGCGACGGTGTCCGGCTCGCACGGGCCGTGGGCGACGCCGCAGCACGCGGCCAGCGTCATCTCCGGTCTCAACCTCAACGGCTTCGTGGTCACGGTCAACTGCGCCGACGCCACCTACTCGTCGTCCACGCCATTCACCGTCCCGCCAATGTCCGGTTCTGGCTCGGTCAACTTCGTCGGCGACACGACCAACCCGCAGAACTGCGTCATCGCCAACAACACGGCCGGCTCGGCCGTCATCATCAACGCGTCCAACAACGTCAACTTCAACGGCTTCAAGTTCACCGCGGCCGCCGCCAACGGCGCCACCGGCGATCCTGGCTGCGGGATTCTGCTGCTCAACTCCGGCACCGCGTGCACGCTACAGAACATCGAGTGGGGCACCTGCTTCGGCGGCTATGTCACGGCCGAGTTCGGCCCCTCGGTGGGCTACGGCGGCAGCCTGTACATCAGCGGCTCCACGACCGGCAACCCCGGCTTCCAGGCGCTCAGCGGCGCCAGCATGAGGTCGCTGCCGACCGCCCCGGCGCTGACGATCCGAAATGCAGTCACGGTCTCGATCTTCATCGTCGCGGACACCGCGCGCACCGACTTGCTGTTCTCCTCCATCGCCAACCCCGGCAACGTCACCGGCACGAGGTACCTCGCGGAGCGCAACGGCGTCATCAACACCAACGGCGGCGGCGCGACCTACTACCCCGGGACCGTGGGCGGATCGAACCCGACCGGCGGGCAGTACACCTGAGGGGATGAACATGAAGATGCTGAAGGCCGCCTTCGTCGCCGCCGCCCTGGCGCCGCTGTCCATCGGCGCAGCCCACGCGCAATCGGCCTGCCCCTCCATCGTGCAGGGCGCGGTGCTGACCGCGGGCCAGTGGAACCTGTGCTTCCAGAACAAGAACGACGCGCTCGGCTATGTCCCGGTCAACAAGAACGGCGACGTGATGAGCGGGCGCCTGGTCCTGCCGGCCCCGACCGGTCTGGCCGGGTTCAACCTTACGCCCGGCGGCAACCCCGGCGCGCCGGTCAACGGCGACCTGTGGGTGACGGCGGTCGGAATCTTCGCCCAGATCGGCGGCTCGACCGTCCAGCTCGCGACCGGCAACGCCTCGATCGCGCCCGGCGCGGCCAACCAGCTCGCCATATACACCGGCGCCACGGCGATCGGGCCGCTGGCTTCGGCGCTCTCGCTCGCCAAGGGAGGCACCGGGGGGACCTCGGCGCCGACCGCCCGCGCCGCCTCCGGGCTGAACATCGACGCGATGACCACGGTGGGAAACGCCAACTACACCATCCTGAACACGGACCGATCCGTCGGCACCACCGCGGCGTTCACCGCCCCCCGCACGTGGACGCTGCCGCCCGCTAACTCGATGAACCCCGGGCAGCGTCTCATCGTCACCGACATCGCGGGCGCGGTCACGAACACCAACACGCTGACGATCACCCGCACCGGCTCCGACACCGTCAACGGCGGCACCGTGGTGACGATCGCGTCGACCAACGGCGCCTACTACCTCTTCACCGACGGCGTCTCGAAGTGGGCCGCCG